TATATATAAATAATATTAAATATAAAATATTATTATAGATACTGCTTAGATTATAGTATATATTAAGGCACTTGTCAAGTATCAGCATTGTTTCCATAATTTTACATTTAGTGTAATATTTTTAAGAATTTACAATTATTTAACATTTAGGGTATTGATTTATGTTTTGGGGTATGATATAATACAACTACACTAAAGAAAATTTACACAGAAATGGGGGTTTAAATTGATTGTAAGTGATTTGTTTGACTTTGATGCAGCTTGTGTATTATGCGATTCTGATGATGTTAATTTTTACATAGTTGACAATAAAACAATCAAACTTGTTTGTAATAATTGTGGCTGTGTTGATTATATTGAAGTGGAGGAATAATATTTGAATGTTATTTTATACTCTACTGGCTGTCCAAAATGCAATATTCTAAAAAAGAAACTTGCTGATGCCCAGATAGATTACAGTATTGTTGAAGATGTTGATGTTATGTTGTCCATGGGGCTAAAAGATGTACCTTGGCTTGAAGTTGATGGTAACTTAATGAATTTTGTTGATTCTTCTAAATGGATAAATGAAAGGATGTAAGTATGAATATTGAACTTCAATTAACCAAGGACTTTGAAAGATGTCTTGATGAGCTTAGAAAGAAATATGGTGAAGATTTTGAATTACTGAATGGTGTTCACCCAAGTCAACTTGACTTTTCTGAATTTTTAAATAAATTTGTTTGTCAAGATACCGTTGCGGATGCTACGATTGACCCAAATGCTAACGCAAGACACAAAGATATTCGTTCTTTTATGACCGAAAAAGGGAAAAGTGAAGATAAGCTGTTTGGTCTTAATAAGATTTTTATGGAAATTAAGAAAAAATGGGGTCTTAGAACAGCCAAGCAGTGGCTTGAACAAGAGTTTAGCAAAGGTTTCTATCTTAATGACAGCGCAACCGCTTCATATTTTCCATATTGCTGGGCACAAGATTTCACAAGACTTGCTACCGAAGGTTTGTTTTTCATCAAAGGATATAATAATCAGCCCCCGAAGCACCTTACGACATATTTTGATGATGTAATTGAGTTTGTCAGTTTTCTTTCTAATAGGCAAAGTGGCGCTTGTGGTATGCCTAATGTGCTTATTTGGGCATATTATTTTTGGAAGAATGATGTGAAAAATGGATATTTCCTTAAAGACCCAGATACTTATTTGCGTCAGAATTTCCAAAAGTTTATTTATAGACTTAATCAGCCCTTTATGCGTATAGACCAATGTGCCTTTACAAATGTTTCTATTTTTGACAGACCATATCTTGAAGCATTGTTTGGCGGTATGGAATTCCCAGACGGTTCATTTGCTATTGACCAGATTGAAGAACTTGTAAAGGTTCAAAAGATTTTCATGGAGGTCGTTAGTGAAACAAGAAGCACTAATATGTTCACCTTTCCAGTTCTCACATTTTCATTGTTTTATAAAGACAATAAATTCGGTGATGAAGAATTTGCTCATTGGGCTTCTGACCATAATATGAAGTGGTCTGATAGTAATTTCTTCGTTAGTGATAATGTGGGAATTCTGTCTAATTGCTGTCGTCTTCTTAGTGAAACCACAAAACTTGATGCGTTTATTAATTCCATTGGTGGCACAGCGCTGTCCGTTGGTTCTTGTCGTGTAAGCACCATCAATCTTGTTAGAATTGCTTATGAATCTAAGCTGAACAAGAAAAAGTATATTGAAATTCTTCGTGACAGAACGCTGCTTGACTGTAAAGCACTTTATAGTATGCGTCATATTCTAAAACGGAACATCGAAAAGGGGCTTCTTCCCAACTATCAAGATGGCGCTGTTGAACTTGATAAACAATTCTGTACGATTGGCGGAATTGGAATGTATGAAGTAATGGATATGTTTGGACTTATTGGGACGGACGAATTTGATAATAAGTTCTATACGGATGACGCTGTTGAGTTTGCTACCGCTATTCTTGATACAATGAACGAGGTTAAAGACCATTTTGAATGTGATTTTACATTTAATATAGAGATGATTCCTGCGGAGAATTGCGCTGGTGTAATTTGCCAGGCAGATAACTTGATATATGAAAATAACAAATATTTTATTTATAGTAATCAATGGATTCCGCTTACGGAAAAATGTACTATTCAAGAAAAGTGCCGTCTTGGTAACTTGTTTGATAAGAAATGTGGCGGAGGGTGCATTGCGCATATAGACATTGAAAATAGATTCCCTAATCGTGATGTAGCATGGGAAATGTTGAACTATGTTGCTTCAAAAGGTGTAATTTATTTCGCATTTACTACCAAGATTTCAGCGTGTGAAGATAAACACGCATTTATTGGAACCAAAAATTGCCCTATTTGTGGCAAGCCAGAAGCAGATAAATATGCTCGTGTCGTAGGCTTCTATGTGCCTGTTAGCGGCTATCAAAAGATTAGAAAGAAAGAATTTAATTGTAGAAAATGGTATAATGTACTAAATAATGATGCAATCATGTAATTCTATTAAACTTAAAGGAATTGTGATGGAAGACTTTATAAACTATCGTCTTCCATCTATGTTTCTTATTTCTTCGTATTGCGACTGGAAATGTTGTCATGACGGAGGATTTTCCAAAACTGTTTGTCAAAATAATAACATAGCAAATATTCCAATAAAAGAATTTGCATATTCTTCCTTGTTTAAAGCTTATACATCAAACAATATAAGTAAAGCTATTGTTATTGGCGGTCTTGAACCATTCAAACAATTTGATGAAATTTACGAATTGATAAATTATTTTAGACATAATAATGTTCATGATGTTTTTGTTATTTATACAGGATATGATAAACAAGAAATTCAAGAACAAATCGACAAAATGATAAAGTTCGGGAACATAATCGTGAAATTTGGAAGATATGTGCCAAATCAAAAAGAACATTATGATGAAATTCTTGGAATAAATCTTGCCAGCAACAATCAGTATGCAGAGGTAATATGTTAAAAATTACATATAATTCAGATAAGCAGCTTGTTGATGAAATCTTAGACAAACTGGATAAAAATGACGGCTATTGTCCTTGTAAGCTTGAAAAAAGTAAAGACACAAAGTGTATGTGTGCAGAATTCAGGCAACAAGATGAGGGATTTTGCCATTGTGGGTTATTTTTTAAGGAAAATACATAAAAATTCGCAAAAATCGTCCAAAAATGCCAAAGTTACAAATTGGTTACAAAATAATCAAAAATATGCAAAATAGTTACAAAATGTAATAATTTTGACCATTCAAATTTTCATGAAAATCATGAAAAAATAGAGGTCGAAAAACCCAATAAAATACTTATTTTATCAAACGGAGTTTATAATGGATAATAATACTGTTCAAATGGTCTGTGTAAGTGATTTTTCTAATGGAAATGTCACTGTTGACGCTACAAGACTTAAAGAATACTTTGCTAAGGTCCACGAAATCGGTACAGAAAAACGACCTATGCCACAAATCGAATATCGTGTCATAAAACCGACTGAATTTATAAATTCTGTGTCCACGGACAAGGCAATTCAACAAACAGTTAAAGTTTTGGAGGAAGCGCTAAAAAATGTCTAATGAAATCACTGTGGAAATTCTAAAGCACCCAACCGAAGAAGATTGGCTGTGGTGCAAAACCTGTACGCTGAATACAATCGGTAAAAGAACTGCGCAAATGCCGACGGAAGAATGGAAAAAGAAAATTCTTGCTGCTGAACATAGCCCTATTAAAGAACTATGGTTTGGAATTCGTATGACAGTCCCATACTTCTCGTCAGTTCATTTCGTGCGCCATCACATGGGTACAAATCATTATGTACAGTCACAGCGCAACGATAGACAGGATTATTACGACAGAAACGAAGCAAGACAAGATGCTATGGTTAGTCATATAATGTCTGTAAATGCGCAGGAGCTAATTTATATGGCACACAAGCGACTTTGTGCGCAAGCAGACCCAACTACAAGAAAAGTAATGAATATGATTGTAGAAGAAGTTCTAAAGACTAACCCAGAGTTTAAAGAGTTTTTAGTGCCGTTGTGTGAATATCGTAACGGTAAGTGTACAGAATTCTTCCCCTGTGGAAAATATTAATATACTGGATTGCGAAATTGATTATGGAAAATATAAAAATTAAGAAACTAAAAGAAAATGCTGTAATTCCTAAGAAGGCTTATGCTTACGACGCTGGGTGGGATTTATCTGCCTGTATCGACACAGGCAATGTAGAAATTCCTGTTGGAAAAACCGTAATGATTGGTACTGGATTTGCCATGGCTATTCCACAGGGTTATTTTGGAGGTATTTTCGCCAGAAGTGGTCTTTCTACAAAGCAGGGTTTACGTCCTGCTAACTGTGTGGGTGTTGTAGACGCGTCTTTTAGGAACGAAGTTATGGTTCCGCTTTATAATGATAGCAACGAAGTTCGTATTGTAAAAAATGGTGACCGTATAGCGCAGCTTATTATTCTTCCGGTTTATGAAACCAATATGGAAGTCGTAGGTGAACTTGACGATACTGACCGTGGTATGGGCGGATTTGGTAGTACAGATAGAAAGGTATAAAATATGTTAGAAGGTTGGCTTTGCCCAAGATGTAAAAGAGTGAACAGTCCATGGACAGAAAAATGTAGTTGTGTTGATAATGAACAGGTCAACAATGTGTGTGTTCATCAATGGTGCCCAGAATCTGTATCGACAGCGGGTACCACATATAGATGTTATAAATGCGGTGCTACAAAAACAGAATGCTATAACACAGATAGCTATATTAATAACATTACGAATTATTAAGACGTAAAAAATGGTGAAGCATTTTGCTTCACCATTTTATTTTTTTTATTGCTTAGTGCCATTTGCAATAAGCCAAGCCCTAAGTTCGCCGGTTGGAGCGTCTGGAAAATATAATGTTTGGTATTCTTCTGCTGTCCAAGCGTTACCATTAATGTCGCATGTTGTTATATCATCATATTTTAGATAAAACTGCTGTCCAGAAACAGTTACTGACAAATTGTTAAAAACGATTCCGTCAGACCTGAAATCACAGTCATAACTACAAGTATCATGAACAGTATTGCTTAAATTTTCATTAAGTTTCCACGTTTCTGGAACTGGTGTTCTTGTCCAGACTTCTATATTGTTATAAACAAGCTTTTTTACTGTTTTGCCGTTATAAATAATAGATTGTGGGGTGTTACCATTAAAAACAAAAGGCATATTGTTCACCTCACACAGTGATAGTTAATGTTTGCGTGGCTTCATCATAGGCAAATACACCAGAAACTTTCCCATCAACATATTGTTTATTAACGGCTTCAGTGTTCTGCGTAGGTGTTGCTACACCACTTATCTTTACGTTTCCGCCAGTGCCATCAACAAGCTGCATAGTTGCTGGCTGTGTTTCAGTTTTGCTGACAAGAGCTATATTTAAACTGTCTACGCCATCACCAGAAAAAATTGTTGAGCCAACGCCATTGCTGTTAAAACCTATACCGGTAGAGCCACTTGGTTTTACCACTACTTCTCCAAGAACTGTACCACCAGTTAAAGAAAGATAATTATTAGACACATATTTTCTATTAGCGGCGTGGCTATCAGTAGTTGGGTCACCTACGTATACTGGAACATATGTGGCTTGAGTATCTGCTTTAACAAAGGCTGCTTCGCCAGCGGTAGTACCAGTAAGTCTTGTACCAGCAGTTCCAGATTGTTCAATTGTAGACCCTAAAAATAATGGTGCTTGACCATCAATATGAATTTTTCCAGCATTAATTATGTTGTGAGTAGCCATATTGATGTTGCCATCCATAACACCGCCATTAAGGGTCAAAGGAGAACTTTCCGTGTCAGAGTCGGCCCATTCGTCAGTTGAATTACTGTGAAGATAATGAATACTTCTTGTGACAATGGATTCGCCGTCAAGTTTTACTTGTGTATATCCAAAAGTAAAACCAGCATCTTCACCAGAAAATTCTGCGTTCATAAGTGGAAGTTTTGCATCTGTGTCAACAGTTACAACAAGAGGTCTACCATCATCATATGCTTGTTTAATTTCAGCATACTGAATGGTTGTGGAATATGTTCCTGCTGTTTCTGCGCTTTCGATTAACGGAATTACTAATGTTTCAATCTCGCCAGCTACGCTATTTACATAGTCGTTGGTAGCAAAGTTATTGTCATTAGTAAGGTCGCTTGTTTTAGTGGGGATAAAAGTTGTATTCGGAAGGGCATTTACATCGGTAGCGGTCAAAGTAACAGCACCAGTTTTGCCGTTTACAGAAGTTACAGGGTGGTCACCGCCACCACCGCCACCAGAAAGAGCTTCAATGGCAAGCCCTCTTGCAATAATATCCTGTGCCATTTTATTTCACCCTTTCTATATATTTAAGCACCATATTCGTAGCCAACTTTACCATAAACAGTCACTTCACCAGAGCCATAAGTAGTCATATTCGCTCTAATGTCGCAAAGACCATTTACATCGCCAGAATAGATACCATTAGCAGTCAAAGTTTTAGCCACTTCTAAGGTGGACATATTGATAAGCGCAATGTTGTGCCATTCGCCTACACCTGGCAAAATTCTGCCTTGAATGGCAATTTCACAACCAGTACCGCCGGTAACTTCTACAATAATCATAGAACCCTTATTTCCATTAACAATCACATGATTGCTTTCGCCAGCAGCAGTGGCCTTGTCAAAGAATTTACAATCAGAAGTAATATACATAGTTTTCCACCTCCATTAAGCGGTAGTTATTTGATACCAAAAATCACCAGCAGATTGACCACTTGGTTGATTTGCATTTAAATTTATATCTAAAGAGCTTATAGAGGACATAGCTGTCTTCACAAAAGCAGTAGTTGCAATTTGTGTATTATTTGTTCCTACTGCAGCGGTTGGGGCTGTCGGTGTACCAGACAAATCAGCAGTCCCCATAAACTTTGTTGCCTTAATATTGCCATCAACTTCAAGCTTTTCAGTTGGCTGAACAACACCGATGCCAACGGGGCCAGAGCCATCCGACGCTGCGTTTAGTATAAGTGGTCTTTTACTATTTGAACCACCAGAAGCATAGAGATGGGCATAGTCAGTTGTAGTAGAAACGGTTTCTACATTTAATACGGCATCACCGCCAGATTTAATTGTTGCACCAGAAGTACCATTGATTTTGCTGCTAAAAGTTTTTGCGCCAGCAATAGTTTCGTCGCCAGTTTTATGAACAACGTTTGCATCAACAGCATAATAAGAAGCTTCTTGACCATTCAGTTTAGAAGAATCAGCAGCAGTAGCAGTTTTGTCAAGCTTGCCATTAATTAAATTTCTAACAGTTTCGTCTTGGAATGGAAGCTGCGAATATTTCTTAGTCCCATCACCAATTTTATATCTGGTTTCACCAGCATCAGTATCTACAATAATGATTTCACCATTAAGCAATACCGGGTCGTTTTTAGTCCAGTTGGCGCTTGTGTCACGTTTCATTTTAATACGTGATTTTAGTGTTTTTGTCGCCATAAGCAGCCTCCTATCTTATAATAAGGGTGCCCACAATTAAGTGGACACCCAATATAAAATTACAATTTTATTTATAATCTAATCTTACACAAGAACAGAAGAACTGCCACAATCAAACACAATGTAGTCACCGTCAGTTTGAACAAGGTCGTTTACATTGCCAGATTTACCAATTGCACTAACAGAAGCTGCGTCAATCTTCTTAGCAACTTCGGTCTGAAGCGCAGCAATGCCAGCTTTAGCACCATAAACGGTATTCTTGTCTGCGGTATCGGCAGTTGTGCCAAGAACAGCGTCAGCATAGCCTTTGGCGGTAGTATTAAGAGAAGCAACGGTTGCGTAGGCAGCGTCTTGAAGACCATTGACTGCTACATCCGCACCACCAACAGAGATATTACCATTGGCAGTACCAGTCTTGATGTCCGCTTTCTGAAGAGCGCTGTCTGCCTTACCCAAAGAGGTCTGAACAGCTTCAACGAGTTTTGCTTTAGTGATAGTACCATCGTTAATAGTAGCGGTCAATACAAAATCATCACTAACAGTGGTGGTGATAATTCCGTCAGTTGCGGTACCGCCAGTTACATACTCAATCAGGTCATCAACATTGATATACAGCTTGTCGCTGGTGGCATTGGCAAGAGTAAGAACAATATAAGTGCCAGCAGTTTGACCAGCAGGATTCTTGACAACAGCACCGGATTCAACAACCATGTCCTTGGGGATATTGATGTCTACGCCAACAGGAGTGCCATCCTTGGTAAGCTGATAAACAGCGGCAAAGTCACCAGAATCTGTCTTTTTAGCAATGGTATATTCAGCAGCGGCTGGAACAGTTACTTTCAAACCAGCAGCAGAAAGAGTGGCAGCATTACCGGCAGCGGGGTCAAGCTTAATGCCAACAGTAGGAGCGGTAGCAATGCCGCCGATTTCAACGCCGCCATTGGCAGTGGCACCAACAGAAGCTACTTTCTTCTGGGCTTCAGCAAGAGCTTCGGCGGCACCCTTCTTAGCGCCATATACAGTTGCTTCGGTGGAAGCATCAGTGTCTTTGCCAAGAACTTCATTAGCATAACCCTTGGCGGTATTATTAAGACCGTCTACTGTTGCATAAGCGGCGCTTTTCAATCCAGCAACGGCCACTTCAGTGCCATTAAATTTAACGGTACCATCAGTAACGCCAGTTTCAAGAGTGCTTTCAGGGATAGTAATAGCAGCACCAACAGCAGTCCAAGTACCAGCGGTATCAGACAGTTCATGCTTATAAAGCTGGAATTTACGAGGATTAGTGGAATCTACCTCAATCTTATAGGTGGTGTTAGTGTCCTGTACTTTGCCGCCGATATAGGCATCAAGACCAGAAATTTCTTCAGCAGTATAGGTGGGTTTGGTTTCGGCTTTTGCCCAACCATATACATCAGCAGCAATGCCACTTACAAAAGGAAGTTGACTGAATTTCTTGGTACCGTCACCAATCTTGATAAGAGTACAAGGCTCCTGAACAACAGCGCCAGTATCGGCAGGAACTACCGCAATAGCGGCTTCACCAGCAAGCAATACGGGGTCATTAGTAATCCAATTAGCATAAAGGTCATATTTAAGTTTAAGACGAGCTTTTAAATCTTTGGTAGCCATTAAAATCATCCTTTCTAAAGGAAAATGGGTGATAGTTATAAAGCTATCACCCATATATTATTAAATTATATTAACCTTGGGCGGTGCCGCCATTCCAAATAAGGGTGTCGGTACCCTGTTGGAACAGGTCAGTGCTAACAGCCTTAACAGCGATAACTCCATCAGTAGAGCCAATGGTTACATCATCAACTTTGACAAGACCAAGAAGCGTCGCAGTAGCAGCGGGAATATCAACGGATTTGTCAGTGATGGTAAGCGCGGTACCGGCAACTTTTACCTGCTCAAGCTTGTTGTCAAGAACGGTCTGAAGACCAGTAACTTTATCCATTGCCACGGAAGCAATAGAAAGCTTCTTTTCGGCAGAAAGCTCAAACTCTTCGCTAACAGAATCAATTGCATTAACCTGGGCACCATCAGCAATAGCGTTAAGCTTATTAAGCAAAGTGTCCGTAAAGTCATTAGTGGAAAGAGCCTTGCCATCTTCCTTATCAACTTTATTGTTAAGGGCATCAGCAAGACCAGTAACCTTGCCCATTTCAATAGCGGCAACCTGAAGTTCTTTGCCTTCACCAATGGTAAATTCAGTAGAAACCTTGTCAATTACGTTGACCTGTGCGTCCTCTGCAATGCCAGCAAGCTTGGTGCCCTCCGCATTGGTCATCAGGCGAGAACCCTCAACCTTGTCTACCTTACCGGCAAGACCAGTGGTCAGACTGTCTTTAGTAGCGTAGGTTTCAGCAATCTGTTCAGAAGTCAGATAATCACTAAGGTCAATGTCGCCAGAAAGCACATCATATTTATAGGTGTCTGCTTCGGGCATTACGATAGCTACATTAGTACCAGCAGGATACTTCTTGCCAGCACCCTCTACAAACTTATCGTTAGTAGTGAACTTATCGGTTACATTATAAACATTGCCAAGAACATCCGCAGAAGGCTCAGGAAGATTAGCAAACGCAACAGAACCAGCGGGCTTGTAGACAGCAGAAATGGCGGCCTTAATCTTATCGTCAGTCTGAGTCTTAGTATAAACATCAGCAGAATTGGCCTTGGTTTCAAGCGTACTGTTAATGGTTTCGATTTGTCCATTAATAGTTGTCACATCGCCCTCAAGCGCAGCAATCTGAGTGGTGTGTTGACCAACAGTTTCCTGCAGACCAGCAACAGTAGAGGTATCAGGAGTATACCACTCGATAGTGCCGTCAGCCTTCTTTCTGGGTTGCTGATTGGCGGTGGCAGCATCAAAGCCAACAATGCCAATTACACCAGCGTCAGAAACGGTAATGGACTTACCATCGCCAACTGGAACGGAACCAGCTTCTTTAAGAGTTTTATCGGGCTGAATAATATAAAGGTCGGCAGAAGAATCGGTTACAACAACAATCTTCTGACCGAAATAATAAACTGTATTAGTAGAACCAGGGGCTTCAGCAGTTTGGGCGGCAGCTTGTGCTTCAGCAAGAGTGCTAAAATAAGCATTGTACTCAAGAGGAAGGGCTGCGGTCATTGCAAAAGGAACACTAAAATTAAGTTTGGGCAGATTAGAAATAGCCATAATTTATATCCTCCTTCCTTCATTAAATAGTTACAGAATAAGTGTTGGCAGCATCATTGGCCGTCGCGTAATCCTGTGTATAAACCTTATAGTCAATGGCGGTATATCCAGCAGCGCCCTCAACAGAAACAGTAGACTGTACGAAGGCAGAAGTAATGTCTGCGTTCAGACCATTAACATCCTTAATGGAGGTTACATCTCTAAGAGTGGCAGGGTAAGCAATGATAACACGCTGAGCGCCAACAGGAATATTTACGGTAAAAGTATTTCCGTTAGCAAGCGCTTTACCGGATTTCTGGGCCAGTCCACGAACAATGGCGCTGTCAGTAACTTTGGACTTGTCAGTGGTAGTGCCATAGAAGCTGTTACGATAACCGGTAATAGTACCAGAAGTGGCGGTCTTAGTAGCACCCTTAATCTGTCCATCAGCATAGTCCTGTCCAAGAGCGGTCTTGGGCACAGTGCCGTCGCTATAAGTACCAGCAATAGTAATCTTATAATTAGCACCATCTGGTACTACATAAGCAGCAAAGGTGCCATTCTGAGTAGTTTTCTCTTCTTCGGTAACATTGTTGGTCGCCTTCCACGCAGTAGCAGTAACACCAGTAGAAGAATCATACTCGTACTTACCAGCATTAAAAGTACCAGAATAAGCAGGCGTTACAGAAGTACCGACCTCATACGCTTTAGCAGTAGAACTGGTGATGCCAACAGTAGGCTGGGTAACGGAAGGATTCTTGTCCTGAGAATAAGCATCCATCAGAACGGAATAAAGACTCTTGCCATTAGATGGGATAGTAACCTTACCACCAGTGGGCGTATAACGACCAAACTGCTCGGTAAATACCATGTCGCTATCAAACATTACGGCCTTAGCAAGAATTTCACTATCGCCACCAACATAATCCAGTTGATTCCATGTAGAAGTTCCATCACCAATCTTAAAACGACCTTTATTTTCGCCGTCCATGGTGACACAGGCTTCACCAGCAAGGGGAACAAGGGTGTCCCCTACTGCAAGCCAGTTTGCTTCAAGGTCATGCCGCAACTGTATGCGGACATTTAAAGTTTTATCAGCCATATACTGACTCCTCCTTATAATATAAATGCATTTATATTTCAAGAAGCAGTGACGGTGTTAAACTGCGTTTCCGCCATTTAACACCAGTTCGCTAACCCCATCTTGAATAAGTCTATCAACTTCAAGGTTTTTAACTACAATATTTTCGTTATTATCATAGCCAACTCCGTTATCCACAGCATCGTCTAATTTCGGAATGTCAGCGCCAGAACCGATAGGAATATCAATAACACGGTCAACTGGTTCAACAACTTTGCCATTGACCTTGATTTCCGTAATTGTATTTCGTTCGGCCCCATCTTCAATCCCGCTAAGTTTTTCTGTATTTTCCGTGACCTCTGTGTTAAGTTTATCGACTTCTTCTTGTAATTCTTTTACATCGTCTTGAAGTTGTTCAATAACGCCTTTGCCAGTGTCAATACGAACAACTTGGTCAAAGGTCATGTTAAACGTCATTCCTTTGCAATCACTCATATGACACCATCCTTTAATATTCTCTCTACTTCTACTTCGATAATATTAGAAGTAAGTTTAGCACTACCAAACCCACAACGCATTTGAATTTCTAACATTCCATGCTTTTCGGAAAGTTTAAGGGTTTCTTCTTCAGTCAAGGTCGTGGTTACTGTATATTCATCAAGCTTAACATCTTTTAGTGTTTTTTGAAGAACAAGAATATCACGACCACGATTGTCCTTTTGTGAAAAAGCAAGATTCAATGCATCCATGTCTTTGGTACTAAACGGAAGTGTAAAAGTTAGAGTTGGTGTAGTACCCCTTCTCATAGTTCTCACCTCCAATTATATTATTTAATTATCTCGTTTAATTCTTCAATCTTATCTACAACTTTTCCGTATTTAGAATTAAGCGTATTGTATTTTTGTTCCCATGCCTTACTTTCGGCAATAACCTTGTCATATTCGGACTTCGGAACAGTTGGCTCTGTTACGGCTCCAGTATCAGGATTAGTTACGGGCTCTTCGACATAATCTACGCCAAACCACTGGCAGACACCCTTGCAAAGCGCAATAGCTATTTCCTTTTTATTTTCAACCAACCATTTAGCGTCTTCGCCATTATCATGAAACGCAAGTTCAGGATAAACAGACAGCATAGGGGTCATTCTAATTTCATAGAAATTATTCTGGGCATATACACCACGTCTTGTTTTACGGGGGTAAATTGCCATAAGTTGATTATAGATTATTTTACAAGCTCTATCAGAAACTCCGCCTTCGTTGCCGTACCTAAGTACAGTCGGGCCTTGTGCTGTTCCTTCAATGGGCTTAGCCGTAGCAGCATTTGTGTGAATAGGCATGTAATAATTTGCGCCCCAAGAAACACCTTCGGCTACACGCTTTGTCATATCATCATCTGGACTGGCAATCTTTACTTCAAATCCGCAGCGAACAAGTGCTTCTTTACAATATTCCGCAATTTCGCAACAGACATCGTGTTCATACACGCCCGGATAGCCCCAATAGGGGCCATGCGGGTTAGGACGACGTTCTGGCGAAAGATAAATTTTTTTCGCCATTATTTTTCCTCCTCATGAATATAAACGACATCGTCTTCCTTTTTAATCTTTTCAAGACCAGTTGTTACGCCATCATAAATACCATTAGAACCAAGGGCAATAGTAACAGCGTTCACAAAGCAAAGGATTACAGTTTCGGGATTTACTACTTCGCCAGAGTGACTAAAGCACAGGGAACCAAGCAAAAGCAAAACGGCAACAAAATAAGAAATAATCTGATTATTCACCTTTTCCATGAATTTAAACTGCTTAACGAACTGGGTAATCAAAGTTACCATCATAGCACAACCGGCATAAGTGCCAAGGGTGTTCCAAGTTACAAATTCTTCCATAATTACAGCTCCTTTACTTGATAGTATTAGACAATATTAAAGCGCCAATAATTAAAGCAGCAATTGTTGACCCAAAATTAGTAAGAATAGATTTTACAATAGTATTCCAATTATCACCAGGTTTTTGCTCTATTTTTTCTATTCTTTTACCCTGTTTTGTTAGTTCTTCCGTCATGCTTTTCATATTGTCGGCAAGTTTATCAACGCTACTTGCTATTGCCCTAAATGTCTCAATATTTTCTTCCATCGTATCAAGACGTTTATTTTGTCTTTTGTTTTCTTCTTCCATGCGTTTAACAAACTCGGTATGTTCCGCACGTGAAATCATGTCATCCACAGGGGCTACCTCCTTTATTTTATTATAGTAATCCGTAAACTCCGATTATTCTAAAATAGCCCCCAAATGGCCATTTGACCTTATAAAATTATCATTTTAAATATTTGTTTTTAGTTTAATATGAATAAAAATTTAGACGCAGAAGCCGAAAGCGACGCCACGACTGTAGGCGGCGCCGTCACCGTTGGCGCTGCCGCCGCTGAAGGCCATACAGAAAGTATTGCTGGAGCCAGAACGAGGGGAACGCTCCCACCAGCCGTAAGCGGTGCCACTTCTGTTCTTCACCCTCGAGTTGCCCGCCTTGTAATAGGCGTACTGCGTTCCTTCTCCAGAAACGGAGTAGATGGTAGAACCGAAGATTTCGATTTCGGCCAGCAGGAAGCAGCTGTCGGAGGCCGTCTCCGTACCGCTTGAAGAACCGCCGCCAGTACCGGAAGCTTTGTTGACCGGCTTGATGGCCGTCTGCCACGCTGTGGGCAGATACCCCTTCATAGTAGCCATCGTCGAAGTGCGCATAACGCTGCTCTTCCAGCCGCCGCTGTTGGTGTGAGAACTGTTCATCACATAGGTCGTCGCAAAACAGTCGTGCATTTGGAATGTGATACCTGCTTTGCCTGCTGACGTATTCGACTCTGCTATTGCCTGAGTAGACACTGTATTAGTATCATAATAATATCCACTGGCTATATCATCATGGTTAAAACCAATTACATCAAAAGCATAATCAGTACCATTTAATGGAATAGTTACTTGGTCAGCTACACCAATCTTACGATGAATCTTTTTATGGTCATAATAAACAGTCATCGTTGTATATGTAATCTGACTATTATTTGAAATCGTTTGCGCTATTAAAGAAATATCTGACGGTTCCAATCCAGAAAGTCCATCAGTGTATGTTACACCAGACTGTGCAGTTGTAGAAGCAGAGGGAACAGCTTTGCCCCCCCTGTTATCACAATTGCGCTTCCTATAATTTTGCTCATATTTAACTCCATTTATATTTAATTTGTTTTTTTTATTTATTTTGTTAGACTCTAAATGCGGGAGCCACAGCTTCTAAGGAGTATACGCTGCCTAAACTGGCAAAATCGTTCTGAACAAGGCAAAACCATAACCCAGAGCCTTCAATTTCAGTAGAGAAAGAAGAAGCTGGAGAGCGCTCCCACCAATAGGAGACGGTGGCCGCTGAGGAAATATTAGTGTCGTGTATAAGTTTAATTTTGCTATTACCAGCAGAATAATATGCATATTGTTGTTGTTTAGATGCTTCATAAGTATTAGCATATTTTCTTGTTCCAAATACTTCATACTCGGATAGTAAATAAATATCATCTTGTGTAGCGGTCACATTGGATTCTACGTCTCCAGAACCACCACCCACATTGTCTGTATAGATAGTGCTGGTTTTAATAACAGTTTGTAAGTCAGACGGAAAAGCGGCTTTTATTAATGGAATGTTGACAGTACGCATCAAAGAAGACTGCCAGCCACCAGCACTTGTATTAGAATTGTTCATATTAAAGTGTTGACCGCTTGTTGCTGTGCCAGTTCCATATCCTTTATCAATCAATGCGATATCATTGCCGCCAGTTTGAGCTGTCTTAAATCCGCCAAATACAATGCCAGAACCTTCAAGCGTTTCGTTGTGGTTAAATCCAAGTATATATACGTAAGTTTCAAAGTTAGTTAAAGTCAAACCATCACTAACTTTACCATTCATCACAATTTTCTTGGTAGCGCCGACAGACCAGTAATTAGAACCTAAATTGTGATTGCTTACCCATTTAATAGTAGACCAACTATTGTCATCCAAAACACTACTGACGGGGGGGGGTGTACTCGACAACCTCCTCGATGCTACACTGAATATTCAAAGCAGTAGTGGGGGCAGCACCAGTCGCAACAGCAGTAAGTGTGCCACTGTCATTAACGATGTAGATAGCAGTTACGCCATCTTCAGAAAGGCTTTCAATAATTGTGGAATCTGGCTGAAGGTCAACTTTACTTTTAGCGTCAGCACCATCAACAGTAACAACCTGTGTATAAGGCCCATCGCCAGACCAAGTAGTAGACAAAGAAACCGTACTAATAACAATCTGTCTTTGACCATTAATTACCTGCTCTGTAAGGGTTTTAGGGTACATAATATCATAATCCGTACCGTTATATCTATTCATATTTATACGATATTCAGTAGCCATATAATTACCTCCTATCACTTGCTAAGTTCAACCAACATATTATATTCGTTTTCGTCTACAATTTTTAAAGCATCTTCTTTTGGAAGATACATATAAAATTTAGATTTTATACCGTTAAGCTTATACCATTTGTTCCAATAATAAACATTTGCCAATGCCCTTGCTTTATGCATCCAACAAATGTTTTTATTGCGTCTAATGGGCAATCCACCTAACTGATAATTGTAGGCGATACAATAAGAACAACCAGAAGCTATCGGGCAATTGTAGCACTCGTCGTCTGATTCTGTTCTTCTGTTGATTGAATCAAGCATTTGTTTAATTTCTTTTTCATATTTATTAGTAAATAAACCGTCAACACTGCCAATAATTAACGGCTCTCTATCTTTGCCCAGAGAAGACTCCATGTATCTAAGACATGGATATGCTTTGCCTGCTGGGTCAAAAGCCAACATTCTACCACCGCCACCACACCAAGATTTGTTTTCTGTTTCTGGAAGTGGAACAAATTGTCTTTCTACAAACAACGACACAGTAGTGTCATCATTTCTTTCAAGCAGTTTATCGGCCATTATTTTAAGTTCTTTATAAAAAATCTGCGCTTGTTCAATAGTCCAAACTTCTTCATAAACACAGTTGGCATGAATAACTTTCATGCCCTCATTTATAAAGAAATCTATAATTTTATTTATGTCTTTAAGATTTCCGGGTGCTATTGTTACTTTTGTACCAAGTTCCTGTCTATAATTTGCATTATAATGTTTTAACGCAGCATAGGCTTCATCAAAGCTACCTTTACCATTAGGATGGATTCTACAAGAATCATGCGCTTCTTTTGGGCCATCAATTGTTACGGAAAAACTAACATTATCGCCAAACTTTTTCAAAAAAGCTTGAACTCTATTATCAAAATAATGTGTTCCATTGGTGGTCATTGTGGCTCGCCATGTATAAAGCCATGGATGATTTAATTCAAGACATTTATGAACAAAATAAGTACAAGTATAGTCTATAATGTCAATGGCAAGAAGTGGTTCGCCACCAATAAAGTCTAAAATAACAGCTCTTGTCTTTTTGTTTATAAATTCACCATTGTCATCGTAGTACATTTTAAACAAAAGGTCTACCGCTTTTTTAGCTGTTTCTTTAGACATAAACCTTTTGCCCTTGTTTACTTCGTAGCAATTATGAACAATAAACCCATTAGCAACATATGTTCTTGTTGTTGTTTCAATATTATATACTTTTGTAATATTCTTGTTTTTTTGTATATTGGCGACTTTTGTTCTATATACAGAACGCCTATTTTTTAATTCATAATAGGATTTTCTTTGAATAGCATTTTCTACTGATTTTAAAAACTTGAATTTCATATCAACATTATCTTTATCCGCTATTCTAATAGTCCATTTGTGTTCTTTATTAATAGTGCGACCCGCATTTTCAACGACATAATTTATTTCAAGTCTTTTTAGGCCATTTTCTATTTCTTTAATAATATCCGGGTCTGTATTTGTTATTCTAATACAATAACCATTTCCGCTTTTTAAACTGCCTTCTGCGTCATATATTCCAGCAAGAAATCCCTGATAATAAGAGGTAGCTGTATTTTTTAAAAAATTATCATCGTATAGTTTGTTTATTTGATTATATACTTTTTGAGTATTCGCAAATATTGCATCATTATATATGTTATATTTTTTTGATACAAGAAACTTTTTCGTATAAGTTTCTATTCCAAGATAATCAAGATAATTCTTTGTTCTATAAATTATCTCCATATCTTTTACAGCCAATCTTATTTTATAAGTATAATATGTTCCTTCTGGACGTGTATATAAATATTTTTTTACACTTCCGTCGCCCTTAAACATACCAACGACATAACCAATTTTATAATTGTCGTCAAAAATAGGAGGGGTATATTCTTCCACTGGATTTACGATTTTTGTATAAAACATATCTTGTCCAGGTTTTAATTTTCCAGCTTCTTTCCAATCATAACGGTTATCCCAATTATTTCTTCTATTAAGAATTTTATGATTAGATGTTATATTAATGCTGTTGCCATTTTGACAAGTAATGTTTAGTGTTTCTGCTTCTCTTTCAAACGTGTTTAAAACAGTAGCCTCGTACAAATTCTCTTTTGTATCGCCATCACGGTATTCTTTAACACCAAGAACTTTATCGCCAACAACAACATCCTTTATTGGTTTTGTAGTCAAATCAGACATTAAGATTTCTGTGTCACCGGTTAGACAATATGAGCAACATAGGTCGCATAAGTCGGTAACTTGAAAAGTAACATTTCTTGTAAGACTTTCAGTGGGTTTCAGAAACATATCCTTGTCATAATACATTTCTGAAATAAGGTCTATATAATTTTTATCTATTCTTTTTTCCATTATTGTTCAGTATAATCTATTCTTGCTCTATCAAAGTCAATGAAATAATTATACTTTCCCATCCCTTCTGGTAGATATTTGTCAAGAACCTCTTGTTTGGCAATTTCAAAAGCCGTAAATTTTTCATTATGGTCTTTTGTATACCTATCAATATATTCTTCTTTAATACCATCTTGAGATGTTAAATATCTAAGAATACTTAAAGTAGCCTGATATTCAAAATAAAGTCTTTCAATGTACGCTGCTTCATCATGCGCAATTATAACGGAAATCTTTTTATCCATAACTCCATAACTCCTTAAAAATACTTCGCCATTTCAGTTATCCATTCTTCATAGTCACTTCTACCATCTTTTAGTGTTTTCAGCAACGGCTTTATTTTATAATAATAAAGCACATTGTTAGAATACAAGCTAATAAGATAATAATACACCATTTGTTGTATATACCAAAGTGAAGTTTTCTTTTCTATTTCTATCTCTTGAATATCCTCTAATTCTTCAAACAGAATATTCCATTCGTTGTCTGTCGGAGGATTATAATTCTTAGGGAAAATACCATATAAAATTATGTTTTTATATTTCTTATCGACATCAAATATATCACAAATTTTATCTGCAATATCTTTGCAATATTCGTGTATCTTATCGAAAGTCAAATCAATTCCAGTAAACGGTATCTTGCCAAGCCAATATATAGCTAAATCTAAAGTAAAATCTTTTTCCCTAAATGCTTCGCCAAGTGTTTCTTTAGACAATGGTTCGCAGTTCGGATAACAGCTAATTATTTCAAAATAAGATAAGCTTTCTAACATAATTACCTCACTTCACCCAAGAACCATTGCCTTTGCCAGTAGAATTAACACCCCAACAATTTGCGTCACAGCCACCCCAGCAATTAGTGGAGCACCCATTGCAAGAACCACAGGCGGCAGTACAACCATCGCCACAACCACCAGAACAAGTGCCGCTACATCCACCAGAACATCCACCAGAACATCCACCAGAACATCCACCAGAGCACCCTACGCCACAGACATAACCACAACCGGAACAAGTATTTCCGCAAGTGTTGCTACAAAGACCAGAACAGCTTGAAGCGCAATCTGTACCAGAACCGTATAATGGGAATTTCTCATAATTAGTTAAGATAGTATTCATGCCATCCATGGCGTCTGCTTGGTCTCCAACCACTTGAGACTTCATGCCAGTAGAATTTACGGCGTTCATAGGTACAACTATTTTGTTGATGTGTTCAATCTTTATTTGACCACCAATGGCTGGTGGTGTGGAATAATCATACGAAGTGCCAGCGTAAGAAACTAAGGAACCAGTATAACTTCTTCTTTGCATTTCAGCTTTAACACGGGCTTTAAAATCTATAAAATCCTGTGCTAAACACTGTTGTCCAGCATTTAAAGCCATTTAATTCCCTCCTTACCCCCAAGCAGCACTAATAGGAACCCAAGCACTACCATTATAATATTTCAAAAGATTGTTGTTACCAGTATCTATCCAAAGAAGATTGGTCTTCGTTGGCGCAGTAGTTCCTGCTTGAAATCCGCCAAGGTCGCCAATCTGTGTTTGAAGTTGCGAAATTGCCGCCGTATTTTGTTGGGTTTTTGTGTCAACGGCGGCTATATCATTATTGGCTTCCGTAATTCTGGAATTGAAATTTACCATCGTTACTTCTTCTTGGGCGGTAAACGCCGAAATAGCCATTTAAAACCCTCCTCTATCAATATCTGTCCAAATAAAGTCTTTGCTGTCAAGAGACTGCCATGTATATGCTTTTGTATCAAATTCAGCAAATGTATATGGATTAAATACTTCAAACCATATCATTCCAGGAACAATTCTTGATTCCTGTTGTACAGTTGTAATATACGCAGGTTTTGTTTTTAAAAATAATTCCCAATTATCCCCAGTTTCAGTGGGTATAACACCAGTATTTGTTGCTTTGGCAACGTAATACGAACCTTTATAGTACACTACATCTAATGGATTGTATGAAGCTTGTTCATTCCATGTATACTTCATGGTCACGCCAATACCATAATTACCTTTATCGCCACGAAGACCAATATAAACCCAATAATTTATGTCTGTCGGCAAATTACCAGCAGTTGGATTACCGTTTATATATAAATAAACCTCATTATTATATAAAACAAAGTTATTTTTTTGATAAGTAATAGTAGAACTATAATTATCTTTTTTAATAAAATTGTTTATTAGAATATTAAAACCATTATTTAAAGCAAGAAGATAATCGTCTACATTTGTATAATAATTATTTTCAAGCGTATAAAGAACATTATTAACATAATTAATAATGTCAGCTACAAACGCTTTATTTTTAAGCTGACCAGATTCTTCAAGAATCTTAAAAGCTCCAGCCAAGTCACCAGTTATAAACTTCTGAACAAATTCATCTTTAAGGGTTTCGTCTATAAAATTAATGTCTTGTACTCGCATTAACTCACCCCTTAATCATTAATAATTTGAAACCATAAGTCACCGGTTGAAATATTGGTTGGAGCATCAGCTTGGAATGGATATATATTTTGTGTGGGCGTATATATAATTTTCCAAGTTGTGTCGTCACTACCAGGTGTAACATTAGTATTGTTTTTAATACAATTCCAAACAATATTATTGTATGTTACAACATCTTCGACATAATAAGGCGTTCCAGATTCCCAATTATATCTAAAAGTAAGTCCAGTACCAGATTCGCCCATTACACCTTTAATAGTAAGAATACGCCAATAGGTATTGTTTGTCGGTAAGGTGCCTACGGGCGGCGTTTTAATACAAATGTACACCTGATTTTCACCAGACACAGTATAAAGAACGAAATTGTTTACTTGATACTGTGTGCCATTGGTATAGTTACCTTTATATTGGAACTGATTAACAATATTCTGCCAAGATGATTGTTTATTTTCTACATACGGTTTAATATCCGTTAGGTAGAATCTTTGTAATGCCACACAAGTGTCCATTAACGTGTTCATTTTGGTAGCATCAATAAATTTTTGGTCAGCATTTGTAATTTGCGAATAATACTGTTGTGCTAAAGAAGTGTTGCCCGCTTCCATAGCTGCTTGATAACCAGATACTGCTTCTGCATCATTAACAGCCATATTTAACATCGTAACAAAAGACTGTATTGTATTAGGAAATGATGTAAATTGCAAATCTTGATAAAGTGCAGAGATAGGTCACCACTCCTTTCTTATATAATAGGATAATATGGATAATAACTGCTTAATTCCATAGTCTGCGTACCATTTGGGTCAAGACTTGTGCTTATAGACTTAATGGTATATTGTTTTATTTCTGTTTTGTCTAAAGGAGTATACGTTACCATCCAGTTTACATCTGCCCAATAGATAGGAACACAGGTTATATTTATTGTGTCGTTCATTCTACAACGCTGATAAATTTCAAATTTCGCTCTTTGTTCGGCAAGGTCATCAGAAAATATATATTCGTATTCGCCGCCATATAAAACCAACTTGATTTCACCAGCAGGATTGCCGATATAAAATGGACTTTGTGGGTTTTCGTCTTTATATATTCCATATGCCTGATAATGCCCTAAAAATTCCCATTTGTTGTCTTTGGTGTATCGTGCCACCCAGTATTCATTTTTTCCTAAAGACGTCATTTGTTGTCCATTTGGTCCAATTAGTGGTTGTGCACCAAGACTATTAACTTGAATTGTTATATTTCCAGTTACATCTTGCTCAAGCGTAAACCCTATCATAACATACTCTTCAAGTTTAGTGAGGTCAGCAATCGTTAATTTAATGTTGCTGTTTTTGATTACAACCTCCGATGGATAATTGTCTATATCGTGTGTCTTACCGTAAACTTCAATAGAATTTTTTACAGATTCAAAATCTACATTTACAGTTTCCGATATAACATTTTCGTCCCATATATTATCATCAATCATAATTGGCTCGCTATCTGTATATGGGATTTGTTCATAATGAAACACTCCATCTACATCAAAATAAATTTGATAATTAGGAAGAATGTCACGAAGGTCTGAAAGCATATCATACCAAGAAGAACCCATTTCATATTCCATGTCATAAGGAACGTCTTGAATATCACCATTTGTATTATAACATTCTGATACTACATACTTTTTAAACCCATTTTCTGCAAGAATAGCTATAATGACTTCACGAATATTATTTCCAGTTGGAATCTTATATGTCACGCCAATCAAATAGCCATTTCTAAGCCCAGTCATTCTTGACATCAAATCTACACCAGAAAATGTTAATGTGTGCGTTGCTGCTTCATATTGATAGCTTGGTTGATTAATAAGATAAATTCCCATATTCGTCCATTCTATTTCAGATACATGAGAATTTTCTACGCCAACAAAAATCTGAATTAATTTATCAATCCAAATTTCACCACCAGCTTGGACATCAAATGAACTATCAGTCACAACAAGAGATATATCGCAAGTCCTACGAATATCGCTATCCGCATTTATTTGAACATTACCAGATATAACATTTCCTTCAAGAGTGTCAACTGTCAAATAATCGAAATTTAAAAGATTTATTTTTAGGTAAGTATTTCTAATGGTTTGTTGCGTAGTATCATACTGCGCTTGCGTAATAATGCCAGCCATTAACTCACCTCATTTACCATACCGTTTCTATACAAATCTTTTTGATTATTGGCGTCACCAACTTCAGTCCAGTCAGCAGAGACATCAATTTTGCCCATGCCATATTCATTGTCATATTCGGCAGAAGGATTACCTGTAATACAAAGCAGGAACGAATTTCCGTTCCAATCCTTTAATATTTTTGCTTTTTTATTCACAAGGAAATTGAACAATGCTTTCTTTTCTTCAGAAATTTTGATTCTGTCCATGTTGCCAGTTTTTGTATAATCAGACGGCAATATCGTGCCAGACACGGAACCAGTTTCATAACTAATTAAACCATTACTAACAATTACAGGATACTTTCTACCATAAGGTTCAAAAACACCAATTTTTTGTACTTTCTGGTTTGTTCCGTATCTAACACCGGCAAGGAATTTATAAATTGTGTCTTGGTCACAAATAAATACGCCTTCAAATTTGCTGGCTATTGTATTGCTAACATAAGAGCCTTCAATATCGCCAATAACCGGCACAAAAGCATATTCATATTCATAACCAGAAGCTGCAAGATTATCGTTAAAAATAAATGACAATGTTTCCAATTTTTCCATTGGAATATATTTCAATGTTATCCATTCAAACTCGGTTGTTTTTCTGCGTTTAATCTTAAACCCCGCAATTTCTGACAACGAATAATCAATGTTTCCTGCATTTATATGTCCGTTAAAATTTGCGTTCATTATAGTAAGCAAATCCCAAGTAGTAGGAATGTCGGAACTATATTGCTTACTTGTGTCGCCGGTTACATTCCAGTGGTTAAAAATACCATTTGTAAGTGTAACAGAGTCAAATCTTGAAGACGGAACTGGGCTTTCGTTTAAGGCATTTTTATCAGAACAAAAATCATATCCACACATTACAAACAATATTATTCACCCCCAGAACCAAGATTATATAATCCAATAACATAAAGGTTGTCAATTCTTCTAAACCAGATTTGAACCTTGTCTGTATCGGTTGGTTTATCAATTAGGTCACTAAAAATATAGTAATGTAAAGTTCCTTTGGTAGCAAACAGTTCAGCATAAACCTTCCCATTTTCGTCTTCTCTGTAATTAATTACTAAGGAATCACCTATAATTTTATTTTCAATTGTAATAATTGTAGAGTCTTTATTAAAATCGCGTCCCCATAAAGAAGCGGTAAAATCTCTATCAATAGCAAAACCTTCTTGCCAACTTACATATAAGCCGTTTTCTCTTAAATCAATAGCCGTATCGTCGTCTACAAACACAGGTGGCTTTGGCATTGAAATGCCCTCGATAGCAGTAAGATTGGACTTTACAGTAATATAACCTCCACTACAATTATTTGTTAATTGTACTACTGTAAAAATGTTCGGCGTGCTATATTTTACAATAAATGGAATCATTTCTGTTGAAACTTCTGTATCATTTATTGTTCTACCAATTGCCTGTATATAATAAGCCGTATCGTCAATAAATCCACCAAATTGGTATTCTGCAATAGACGGGGGCGTGATAAGACTGCCAACATATTTAGTTCCACTTGTAGAAATAAGAACTCTTTGACTGTCATAAAGATTAAAAATATATGAACTTAACGCTTCCCCCTCTGATTGGTCATATTGTACTCTAAATAGATAGCTGCTATTCGGAATGATTCCATCAGCAGGAATGTTCTCAAATTCAAAAGATGGAGTAGAATAACAATAAAATTGTATAGAATTTGAAGCGACAGAGTTTTCGCCCAATGAATTTGTTGTATATACATACGCACTATAATACTTGCCATTTAACAGCGTATTTGCAGGTATTGTATGTGTGAAAGAAAAAGATGTTACTGCTTGTCTATATACTATTACATTATCTTCTTGCGAAATTATAGTAAGCTGATTGCCAACAACTTGGTCGCCACCAGGAGCTATGCTAAATGTAAAAGTATATTCATATATTGCATCAAACGCCGGTGGCGTTGCCAATACTGGTCTAATAAGTGCCATTACGCCACTCCTTTCAAGATGCTACAAAGGCAGAACTCATAGAACTGCCTCTTGGAATAATTATAGGATATTTTTTATTAATGGTTGGTTTTGTTCCATAATATCTTATATTATGATTATTCCCATTTATTCTCACTTGGCAGTTACCCGTGTCATCAGCAGAAATAACGATGCCAAATTGTATATCTGGTACTCTATTTTCTATTGCAGCATCTATCATAATTTGAATAGAATCAAGCAATTCTTTTTTTATATCCACTATAACACCTGCCTTTAAAGATAGGGGTGGGTTTCCCCACCCCATATTTTAACGATTATACGCTCTTTGTAGAGCAAGGTTTTTAAGTCCAGAAACAAATTCTTCTGGCTTAGTTACGTCAGGAAGATTTACATTATCTACGTCTATATTGTAGTTCTGAATACTTGTTTTAGTATCCTTGTTTATAACATCTGGGTCAATACTGCCCCATTTCCAAAGATTCTTTGTAATGTCAGCAGGAATAATACCATCGCCACGATTAAGAACTCTAAGTTCAGCACCCTTTTCGCCAACAACAGACAGGCCACCCTTGGAATAAGTGGTTCCTTCAGCATATTTTTGTGTAACGCCATGTTTTGGGCCGCCACCACCTGTGCTTGGTTTCTTAGTGCTACCACCAGACATAATGTCAGAAATTACTTGTCCAGCCTTAGTGTCTTCTTTCCATTTATCAACATTGGCTTTTTCATCTACGCCCTTCCATGGGTCAGTGCTTGGTGTATAACTACTACCGCCACCGCCTGTTCCGCCACCATAGCCACCGCCAAGACCAGAACCCGCATTAGCAGCACGCTTCAACAACGCTTCTTTTTCTTCTACATATTTTTTCAACGCTTCAAGGTCACTAAAGTAGCCAGCTTTTTGTTTTTCCAAGAAGTCATCAAAAATATCCATGTAGGCAGAAAATTCAGTGTCAAGCCTATCTATATAGTCGTTCCACGACTCTACTTTGTCTTCAAGATACTTTACTTGGTCTTCAAGGTCGCCAAGCTCAAGCTTGCGTTGTTCTTCAATGTAGTCTTTTTTGTCTTGTAATGCTTTCTTACGATTAAAGTCGTCAAGTTCTTTTTGGGCTTTAGCAATAGCGTCAGCGTCTTCAAGATATTGGAACCTACCATCTTTATATATCATCTTCTTTTGAGATTTGGCAGCAGCCATGGACTCAAGAAGTCTCTGATATTCAATTTGTTGTTCCAATTCGTCATTTGCCCTTTCAAGCGCTTCAACCTCTTCATCCCACTTATCGTTAATGTCGTCGATAATGTCATTTAATTTATCTTTCATCTTATTGATAAGTTTGATTTGGTTTTGCGCCATCTTTTTTAGACCGGCGTTGGGGTCAGAGGTCCCGCCAGAGCCAGTTCCACCAGTAGTAACACCAGGATAATAAGCACCTGGCCTTGTAAGACCAGATAGGTCATTCCAATAATCAGAAAGCGCTTCTTGTTGAGAACGATAAATCTTACCATTGTATTCAAAGAACGGCTGTCCGCCTTTTATAACTGCTTGAACAGAGCCAAGTGCCCCAACGGCAGATGTTGCGGCACCAGCAGCTTCTGCAACAGCTCTAAGTTCTTGAATCTGCTGACTAAGGTCAAGTTTGGAACTATTAAGAATTATCTGTTCTTTAACAAATTCGGTTAAAGCCGCCCTGGCTTTATCAGCGTCTTTTTCATTTTCAATAAGCTGTTTGGCATTACTAATCAAAGCATTTTCAGCATCAGTAGCAGCTTGACGCTTTCTTTCAAAGGCATCTACAATGCGGTCATAAGCATTAATAGCATTTTGTTCTTCTTGGGTCAGTTGTTGACCACTATCTTTAGCAGATTTTAAAACTTGAATATACGAAGCGTATTGTTCAATAGCAGAATTAACTTTGTCTATTTGTTGTTCGGAAAGATAATTCCATGAAGATAATTCATTATTCAATTCTTCATAAGCATTTGCTACATCTTTAGCCCCCATAACTTGAACATCATACAATTCCATGTTATGGGAACGAGCAAAGTCAGAAAATTCGCCACTTGTCATTTCGGTCACTTCACCGGTTTGTTTACCAGTAACCTTAACACCAGCACGTTTTCTTTCTTGTTCAAACTGCTTTGAATATCTTTCTTGTTGAAGTTTTAAGTTCTTTTCTAACTCTTCATTTTCAGCTTCAAGTGCTTTCTTTTCGTCCAAAATGGCGGCAGTTTTGTCCTGCCAAGGCATATCATTAATTTCTTTTATTCTATCAAGATTATCTTGAATTTTAGATTGTGTATCATCTGCTTCTTTTTTAAAGTCTTCTGAAGTCCATCCAAACTTAGCAAACCAATCACCAATCTTGTTTAATACATCTAAAAGATTCGTAGCAAGATTAATAACACCCGTTATAAACTTAACAGTGCCTTCAGAATATACAAATTCTTCCCATGTTGCCTTTAATCTATTAGTTGCAGCCTCTATGCTTTCAAGATAGTACTGCATCTTGTCAGAAGCAGAACCAGTAGAGTCTTCTGCTATCTTAACATATTTAGCAACCCTATCCCAGTTTTCCATCAGCGCCAATACAACTTCCTTCTGACGAGTGCCACCCAAAGCGGTAGCAATCTGTGAACGCTGCGTATCGTCCAATTCTCGCCACTTTCCAGCCACATCATCAAGAACTTCATACATATCACGCCAGTCATTTTGAGAACTTCTAAGCGCAATACCAGCACGATTCAAGGTTGTCTCGACATCATTTCACTTTGTTACTATCTTATCTGTCGTTAATAAGATTTTACTTCCAATTAAGGAAGCGGGGTGGTTCTTCCAAGAGTGTCTTTACACTCGACCTACCCTCTACGGCTTTTTTGTGGGATTATACCGTAGGTCAGACTATCGCATCCCCATACAAATGGGGTTTTCTCATTTAGTCGTTCAACGCAAATTATATTATTAAAATAATATAATTCTTCGTCCTTGTTGCCCCTCCCACGGGGTTTTCAAGCATATACTTTATAAATATAATCATTAGAGAAAATTTCGCTAATAGGGTTATTTATTATCCCTATAAGTCCCCAAATCTTTAGGGACTCGCCTTCATCGTCGATTTCTTTCCCCGCAGCAACTTGTGTCATACGAGAAAACAAGGTCTTGAAGCTTGTACCAACAATTTCTGGTGCTTGTCTTGTAACTTCAGAAACAGTAGCAATCATGCCAATAATTTCATCAAGTTCTACACCAGTAGTTCTTGCCATATTGGCAGTCTTCTGAAGCGCCAAAGCAAGTTCTTCTACACTGGTAGCAGCTGCAAGGTCAACAGCAGAAAGCTTGTCTACAATAGACATGGCATCTTTTGCTTCCATTTTATAACCATTAAGCGTAGAAGTAAGATATTCTGTTGCGTCAGCAGAAGAAATAGCACCAACCTTACTCATCGTCATTGTGGCTTCCATAAGGTCATTTACTTCTTCCAAGGTCTTACCCTGGCGCAGCCACTCCGAGGACCCTTCGGCAATTTGTTGAGTGGTTGCACCAAGTTGTTTGGCTAATTTAGAATAGCTATTGGCAAGCTCGGCGGTTTCGGAACTATTCGTCATAGCCACCATTTGAACATCCGTCATGGCGGCGTTAAGTTCAGTCACGGTTTGAATGGCGTTTTGCAAACCTTGAATTAATAGCTGAACACCAGCCTGAACAGCCCTAATTCCAATATTGTAAGCCGAGAATTGCTGAATACCAGCCTTAACACCATCAATAAAAGACCTGTGGCTATTTCTGGCTATGTCATGCTTCTTTTTCCATTCTTCAAGAAGCTTATTTGTAGACTTCAAAGAATCATTATATTTCTTTGCTGCTTTTTCACCAAGACCAAACTGGTTAGCATTCTTTATTTGCGCCTGGACAGCAGCCTCACACTCTTTTACGTTTGTCCTATAATCATCTGCTAAGCTTTGAAGATTCTTTCTTTCTGTCCCAGTAGCTTCATCAGCCAAAACTTGTTGTTGATAATACTTCTGTTTAGCCGCAGTAAGGTTATTTAAAGCAACATCAAGGTCTTTCATCACAGCGGCTTCGGTTTTTAAATTCGTAGCAAGATTACGACCTTGTATATTGCTCTCACCAAAATCCTTTAAAGCAATTCCAACCTGTGAAGCAGTTGTTTTTATATTTTCAAGGTCTGCTTGAAGACTTTTATATTCTTTAGATAATTCTTGAACTCTCTTCGTATTTCCAGAAGAAGATGCCTTATCTATTTCTTCTTGCGACGTCTTTATTTTCTCTATTATTTTACCGTATGTGGTATTTACTGTATTTTCAAGAAGTTTTTTGGCAGCCCCAAGCCCCTTGCCAGTTGCTTTCGTAGTAAAGTCTAACTCAATCTTTTTAGAATTAAAGTAGTCCTGCACAATCTTTTGTGCCGCTTTTATACTTTTGTCATCTACGGCACCAACTTCAGCCGCAAGACTGAGTACATAATCCATAGCCATACTTGTGCAATCACTCCTTTATTATTTTCTATATATTTTAAAACCAGCATTAACAAGGAATTCGTCTTTAAACGGGACGACATCTTCGGAACTCATATACTGTCTTAAAAATCTAAATCCACCCTTGTTTTGCATAGCTTCATCTATATTCGCCCTAATCCAAGCCTCGGTCATGCCTAAAAAATCAGCACCGTCTATTTTTTTCCTTCCTGCATAATATCCATCAGACAAAACCTCGACCAATTGTTTCTGGAATGGTGAACCCTCGTTTTCTTCCCAAGTATCAGCATGAGCATTAAATGTCGGTTTTTCATCAGGAAGATGTGTTCTTCTAATGTCTGGCTCTATATTTCTATAATCAAATTGTACTTGATAGTATTTTCCATTTTTAGAAACCTTTACACTGTTAAGAAAATCCATAGTTCTATCATAATATCTGCTTTTTCTTCTTTTATAAACAGTGTAATAAATATTTTTTTGTAGCTCTTTTGCTACATTCGTAGCAAAGGTGGCAGTTAGTGCCTCAGCAGTGTTTTCTAACAAAGACCTTGCTTGAACATAATTGGTAATCTTAACCTTACCAGCAAGACCACCACCACGCACCTGTATCACATAACCGCCACCTTTCTACAATTTTACTTTACGGAAGGATTATTAAACTTTAGAAGTTCGATAAGATTTCCGTATCCTTCATTTTCGGTAAGAAGCTTGTTGATTTCTTTAATGTCATTCTTGACTTGCTTATGGTTGTAAGAAGCAAGCATACTATTAACATCTGTCATGTTTCTAATGCCAATAGAGTCTTTAGTAATGTCACATAGTCTAACATAATCCTTATTAAACGGTTCAGAAAGAACATCATAAAGACCAGAAGACATAAGAATATCATAATTCTCAAATGTCATATCGTCATTAGTTACATTAACATTTGTATAATATCTAATAGCAAGCATCTTTCTAATTACTTCAAGCTTTGCTGCGATATAAGATGAGGGAAATTCTGCTGTGTCGGCAAATAAATCCATAGCATTAATCATTTCAGCATATTCAAACTTCTTGGCAACTGAAATATAACCATATATTTTAATGCCGTCAAGATATTTCCGAACCTTATCTTCAGAAATATCGTTTTCAATCATACTTTTAGCAATAGCCAAAAGGTCTTCAAACTTAACTTTTTTATCCATAAAATTATCCTTTTATATCCTTTATTTAAATATAAATTCTTTAACTTTCTTTCTGTTTTCTAAAATGATCGATAAGGAATTATATTCATAAATTTGAGGTTGTTCAAGTTCTTCTTTTAATTTTATAAATGCATTTATATTATAAGAAATAAATTGTTTTAATATTGGATTGTTATATTTATTCTGCATAAGTTGTTTCAACAAGCATGGTAAGCTCACTATACTCCTCGTCTGTAATACGATTCATAGCATAAAATACATCGAGCTTGTTCTGGGCTTCTTCGGCAGTCTTGTAAAACTTCTTTTCAATCAGCTTTTTCATCATCTTATACATTTTCAATTGCCTCCAAGTCTTCATTATATTGTTCTTCTACTGCATCAGCAATAATCTGCAGTAGTTCGTTCACTTCAGCTTCTTGTTTGGCTTTTACTTCTTTGGCTTTTTCGGTGTAATAACCCATTTAAGTCACCCCCATTATGTTAAGAGCATTAAGCATATCTTGATAAGTAGAAGAACCATCAAGTTTTGTCCACTTGCTGGTGGAACTATCGTATAAGTAGGCATCCTTCTCTTCGGCGTAACCTGTAGCGTTGCCAAGCAGTACTTTAATAGGATAGACTGCCGCTTGAACATTTTTTGAATTTAATGCTTGCCATGAAGTTCCTGTAATATCCAATGCAATAATCATATTGTTAAGTGATAGAGGAGACTGAACATCACATATATATAGCTTGTCTCCAACGGGAATATACGCGTGTCCATCAACATAACTCCATACATAATTCATAACATTAAAACTAATAGAAAGAGATTTTATTGGTGAAGATGTAAAGCTATTTGTATCTGGGTCATATTCATATATATCCCCTTTAGCAGTAATTACATATGATTTACCAAAATAATAAAATGGCAATGAATGATTACTCGCGATATTTATTTTATCGTTAGGTATAGTGGGAGGTGTTTGAACAGTAGCATATGTATCGAGATTGTAGCTATATCCTGTATTAGAAGAAGTCAAATAAAATGCAGCTAAAACAGAATCTTTTGTTATTGCACACGGTTTTGTCTCATAAATATGAGAAGACGGTAAAATTCTACGAATGTCAAAATAATCATTTGTTGTGTCTAAATATCTTATCTGATTATCACCTTGCCCACCGTCGCCAGACGAATCATTAGACTGATAATTACCGCTTGCTAATATAAGATATTTCCCATACTTAAATAATTTGCATCCTGCTACCCACGGACCTCCCGCAGAGGACGTATACGAAAATTGCTCACTTGACCAAATATATGTCGTTTCTTTTGTTTGAATATTAAATTTTTGAATCATTGGCCCGCCAGATTGGTTATATGATGCAGGGCTCTTAAAGCCACCAAAAATATAAATATATTTCCCAACTCTTATGCACCAAGGACGAGCTGTAACATAAACAAGCTGCTGCGATATTTGTTCAATAACACCTGCATTTGTAATGTGCCAAATAGTTTTTGATGCCTTTGGACCATACTTAACATCTCCCGCACCGCCGCCAAAACAATACCATCCACCTTCTCCATCGTCAGCGATTCCACAATACAATGGCATTGAAGATTTTGCTCCAGAAGTGTCTGTAATATTTACTGTTTTTAAGGCGAAATCCCCAACATCAACACCAGTTTGCAACGAAATGTTGCTTGGCTTACTCGCCAAAGGTACCCACAGCTTGCTTGTATCTGCGGGAGGTGCGGAGCCAAAGTCAATATTGAGGTCAGCTCCTCCGCCACCCAATGTAATAGGATTACCTAATATACTCATAATTCACCCTTTCCGGGGTGATGTATTAGGTCACCCCTAAGATATTTAGTGCGTTCTGCATATCTGCGACATAGCTTTCACCGGAGAGGGATTTCCAAGACTGTGAAGCTGTATCGTACAGGTATGCGTTGGTTAATTGTGCTATGTTGTTACTGTCACCGAGGTAGGCGTTGATTACCTTTACTTTAAGGTCGGTATCTTTGGATTTGAGAGCAGACCAGAGGCCGTCATAGCCGAAGTCCTCCTGCAAGAGAAGATGGTTGTTTGTAAGAGAGGAATTAGTAGAGAATTTTTCTATTGCATTGTTATAATTTGATGAGCCTCGCGCCCCAGCAGTGATATATATATCAAGGCCATTAACGCAAAGAACTCGTCCATTTACAGATACAGAAGTTTTAACTGTGAGTGTTTCAATCGTCTCTGTCGTTGTATCAAACCTCAGAATAGTGTTTGTTATATTCGAATTTGACCCTGCAAATAAGTAAATATATTTCCCGACAGAAATTGCCGCAGTAGATGTATATTGGAAATCACCACCAACCGTTACAGTATTTGAAATAGTGTCATATTTATACCAATGAGGATAACTCGAATTGCCGTTAAAACCAGAAAAAGCATATATTATACTTCCAACTGCGGCTGCACCAGAAGATATTGACGATGCTCTAATATTTTCTTTATTTGTAACACCAGTTTTAGTATCGTATGAATAAATATCATATATATATGCATCACTCGAATTTACAAACCCTAAAATATATATCTTTGTTCCGACAACAGGGCAGTTTTTAATTGGAAAGTTTGAATACATTCGCATCGCGATAGAAAGTGGTGTTGCTACAGTAATCGTTTCCGACATCGGGTCAAATATATATACATATGCTTGGGCATCTGCAGACTGACTTGTGTTACCACCAAGGAGATATAGTTTACCGTCTACTTCGGCACAAAATTGATATTGCATGTATTGCGGAAGTTTTGCAGATAAAGTTAATTGCTCGCCTGTTTTTAAGTTTATTTTTGTAATCGCTTTGCTTCCATACCCATAATAAGTACCATTGGCCCCGCCAACGACATACAGATAATCTCCTCTTACAATAATTCCTGGTATAAACCTCTGAGAATCTGGTATCGTAGATGAAAGTTTTTGAATGGTATTCGCACCATAATTCAGAACAGGACTACACTCCACCTTGTCCGGCTTCCCCGAGAGCGGCACCCACAATTTAGTTGTATCTGTCGGAGGAGTCTGGCCATAGTCTATATTTAGCTTAGTGCCCCCCCCTATTGCTGGGATATATAAGACATCTCCTTGTATTTTCATAATTATCTATCCTTAATTAATATTATGTTATTATAACCTTAACTTATTTTATTATAAATATATTCCAAATCCTTAATGCTGGCGTTGTAAAATTCATGGTTCCAAAGCCAATAATCATCAAATTCCACTCTTTTAAACTTCAAAAGCGACATATCATCCCAGATTTTATCCCATCTTTCTTGATATTTGTCATCTCTTTTGGCTAACTTTTTAATAATCTTCTGTGTCAATTCGCCACGTTTAATTCCGTTGCTATCATCATTTCTTGAAAAATAATCATAACAGTTTTGTGAACTATTGGCGCAGATTACATTGGCATTATAAATAAGATAATCATTATCAATATAAAGCAAAGAAGCCTTTGGAATATTTACTTCACCACTAATGGCATTTCCCTTAAATCGTCTAAAACAAATATACTCCATTTAAATCCACCCATTAAAATCCTAATTTTATTAATAAAGTTCGTCAATATCGTCAACAATCTGGTCGGCGATACCGAGTTCAACACACTCATCAACAGAAATATACCATTCGGTTTTCTGCGCCTTAGTCCAAGTTTTCTTATCAATCTTGGTCTTACTCATAACATAGTCACGAATCTTATCACGATTCTTTTTAAGTTCTTCTACTTGTTCAATAACAGCGGTCTGACTACTTTCAATGCGAGCATAACCTTGATGAAGAAGGTACTGCGAATTAGGCATAGCATAACGTTTATGACCAGCAAGGAACATAATAGCAGCGGCGCTCATGCAAACACCCATGTTATAAGTATAAACAGGCGTTTTAGACTTTTCTACACAAGCAACAAAGGCAAGTGCCGCGTCTACATCGCCACCGTAACTGGACATTCTAATCTTAATCGGTTTACGCTGTTCAACCGGAATACCCTTATCCATCTTATTAAACATAATAATATTCTCAATGTATTCATAAATTGTTTCAATGTCAATTCCGTCATACAGCGTAATAATTCTATCTTCAAGATTTTTATAGTAAGAAAGATATTCAGGAGAAGGAAGTTGAAGGTTTGCCAACGCCTCGTTAGGCTTAGAAATGTCAAGCAGTCCAAACAGGTCATCCATATATTTCTTCATAATCCATAATTCCTTTACAATAGTATTTCCGTGTCCTTATTCACACAGATAACTCTTGAGGTTTTATTTCGTTTTGAAAGTTCTTCTTGTAAATCTTGACAAAAACTAAGTTTTGTGTTAAAATTACTATGTACTAAAGCTATCTTGTCAAAATTACCAGAAGTATAGGTTTCTATAAGATTTTCATATGTAGCATGAGAACTAAAGCTCTTTAAATCGGTTATTCCACATCTACATGGAATATGCTTCCCATCAATTTTCAGCGTTTTAGTTTTCTGCGATTTGATTTTAGAAGCTAAAGAATTTTCCACAGAATATCCAACAAAGATAATATGATTATCTCTATCAGGAAGAAGTTGCGAAGCTACGAACTTAGACCTGCCAGCAACCATCATACCACTTGCCGAAAGGAATATACATGGTTGATTTGTTCCAACCCAATATTCCGTATCCTGAAATTCATTTAAATATCTAACATTAGACCATGAAAGAACTTTTTCTATATCGGTGTTTTCAGAAAATTGCTTTCTATAAATCTCTGTGAGTTTAATAGCCAATGGAGAATCTAAAAGAACTGGAATTTTAAACCATTCTTTATCGCCATACATTTCCCACAGCATAGCAAGTATTGTTTGTGCTCTATGAAGGGAAAAGATTGGTATGAGCACCTTTTTATGTTTGTCTATGCATACAGATTTAATTATAGAATCAATTTTTTCAATATCTTTTTCTTTGTCCTTTTTAGTAGTTGACCGTCCTGCTTCGCCATAGGTACATTCACCAATGACAAGATTAGATTTTTGCACCTGTTGATATGGTTCGGTATAATATTGTTTTACAGTCCTATTTCCAAGGTCAGATGTATAAAGAATGTGCTTTATAGAACCATTATTTTTAATCCACAGCTCTACTTGACAAGCGTTGGCTATATGACCAGACGGAACAAATCTAATTTCCAAAGTATCATCAATTTTAATTTTTTCAGAAATAGGAAGTTCTACCATCATGTCGATACTGCGTTTAACATCGTCTTCTTCATATATCGGAAGATATTCTCGCTTTAATCGTTTGGACAAGTCTTGTGCGGTTCTTCCCATGATATTACAAGAATCCATAGCCATGACGCTATATATTTCTTTGCTTCCACAGGGCATGAAAATTTCACCGCAGAACCCTTCTTTTACCGCCAATGAGATAAGTTGCGTATGGTCCGCATGACAGTGCCCAGCGATAATATAGTTGACATCAGAACATTTTATGTGACCCTTTTTAAAAAGTGATTTATTAATGTTATACTGCTCTAAATCTGTACCGCCCTGATAAAGCCCACATTCAATAAGAATTTTTTTGTCAGCATATTCAATCACAGTACAGCTACCAGTAACATCGGTTGAATTTTTACCTATAAATCGAACCCTAATTTTGCCTTTTGGCTTAGACATATATTGTATCCCCTTTGTTGTTATGTTTCTGGGGCATCCTCTTGTATTGCTGTTTTAAGCTTATCCAGCCCTTTCCATTTTTTATCTTTGGAACTTAAATCATTATAAATCTTATACATATCAGAAGAACTCCAACCAAAAAGGTCTACAATAAGTTCTTGTTCAAGACCTACACGAGATAAGTATGTACAAAGATAGTGCCGCATACTATGGAAATACAAGTGGATTTCTTTTTTATTTGGGTTGGTTTTTTCATCATTATTTAAAAACTCCTGCCATTTTGCGCACCACATTTCGCCAACTTCAACACCAGCAGGAAGTCCATCTTTTTTAATAAAGATGAAATTGTGATTTTGTCCATTCTTTTCCATTATTTCTTTGCGTTCTAAAATCCACGCATTATAATAAGGAACGAATTTATCTTTTAAAATATATTTGTATAACAACTTGCCAGTCTTTCCACGACCCTTTGTAATTATTTCTTTTGAAGTTTCTATAAAAAGACCCTCATAAGCTGTATTGTTTTCGTCGATAACGTCAGTTGTGAACCTAAATAATTCTGAAGCTCTACAACCAGAACAAACAGCAAGAGCAAACAAACACGCTTCTTGCGTTTTATGTTCTTTTACTAAGTGTTCCAATAAAGAATTTACCTGCTCCTCTGAAAGAACAGTTTTTTCTCTTACTAAAGATTTCGGAACCTTTTCTATTTTCTTAACGATATTCCTAAAATCTGGAAAATCATCGTCAAGTATGTTTTCTATAAATGTCGAAAGACTACTAAGAGAACTCCACATCTGGGCGTATCTATTAGAAGACCATCTAAGTTCTGTAATACAATAATCAAAAAAGTCCATCATTTCGGACTTTTTAATATCGACGAAAAACTTATTGTCATTTTCAAGGATATTCCAACAGAAAAAGATATTAAAATTGCTTTTATATACCTTAACAGAGGAATCCGTCCTCTTAGTATCAAAATTTTTAAGAAACCTCACTACAAGTTTTTGATTAAGAGGGTTAATCTGCTCAATCAGTTCGGGAGAGGTAATTACCTTCCTAAATGTTTTTCTTGCCATAAACCCTCCGTTTCCGTTTATTTCTGTTTAATTTCCTTAATACTTTCCTTTGTAAGAACATTGCCAGAGTATTTAACAATTACCTTGTCTGTATATACACCGTCAACAAGCAACGCATAGACAATATTCCCAATTCTATAACTAATAGAAGTCTTCCCGTTTTTTGTATAATTTACAAGACAAACAGCTTCCCTTAGCTTCTGTTGTTTCTTTTCGGGTTTTGCTTCTTCGACAACCACCTGTTCAACAACATCTGCAACTTTTTCTTTGTCCATTGGAGAATCAACACCCCTTTCTATATTACAACCATATTTATTATAAGTATCTGTCATAATTGGGCCACCAATTTGACCACAAAACCGATACATACCACATTGGTCATTTATTTTAGTACATATAACATTACATAAAATTGCGGTAGAAACATTTTTGGCATATTTACAAAGTTTCATATTTTTCACCTTTGTAAAAAATGGGGACACCATATTCGGTGTCCCCATTATGAATTTATCAACCAGTAACGGTTACGTAAGCAACGTCTTCGACTTCGGGTTTGCCAGCAATAACAACGGTAATGCCAGTAGAACCAGCAGCAACGCCTTTAACAACGCCAGTGTCCTTTTCAACAGTGGCAGTGCCAGCAGCAAGAGAAGTAAAGGTCAGATTAGCATTGTCGCAAGGGAAAGCAGAGCCATAATAAGGAATTGCCATAACCTGCAGAGTCTCCTGAGCATTTACAGCAAGCTCGATATTGCCGTTCATAATAGCTAAGGCATAAACATTGTCATACCAGTTGGAGCCATTAATCTTTTCGGTAATAATAGCATAATAACCCTTACCATCGCAACTTACAGACTCATTGGCCAAAGCAGAACCAGACAGAGGGCTATTAGCAACGCCGGTAGAGGTCATAGAAATTTCCTGATTACCATCAAACTGGAAACGAGGTACATTGACCTGTACCTGACCAGAAAGGGTAGAGGTAGCCAGATTCTTGCCGCCAGAATACAGGTTGGCGGTCATAATAAGCTGAACAGTCTCAGGAATAAAGTCAGAAGAAATGATAATCTTACGGGCGGCCGCATCGTTAGCAACATACTTAATGCAAACCACATCACCCTCAGCGCCACCAGGGAAATTGAATCCCTTAGCAGTAAAATTAACTCTCTGCCAATTATCAGCACCAGCTTTAGAAGCCCAGCCAACAACACCATACTCTTCAACAGCAACAGGGGTGCCAACAACAGTACCAGCACCAGCAGAGCCAAGAGTAACCTGCTCCTCTGTAAACAGGTCAGCACCCTGCTGGATAACAGAACCAGTGTTCAACGCAAGGTACTCAAGCTTGAACATAATATCGGTAAGGTTAATAGCCATAGCAGAAGTATGGTAATAATTGCCCCACAGAGAGTTACCCTGACCGCCACGAACCTCTTCCTTGCTTACGCTAAGGGAAATAGAGGAATCAAGAATAGTCTGAGCGGTAAACATAAGCTGACCGTTAAGATAAGCGTCAACCTTTGCGGGACCAGCAATAAAATTCTTCATAATGTGCGTCCTCCTCAAATATTCATATTACTTCTAAGAGTTTCAACAGTGGTGACCTTATTTTCCAACAGGTCAGTGTTTTCCTTCTTCAAGTAGTGCGTTATTGGTCGTTTAAACTCGGCCATTCCACTAACACTTGCTTGTTTATAAATGCTGTAATGTAGTTTGCTATCTATCATTTCTCCTATAATATAAAATTTACGAATAGATAGTTTCTTTACATCATCTATATTCATACCAGTTCCAATAACGAGATTAGCAATCTGATGTTCAAAATCAACGGACTCTTCACCATTATTTCTTATTTTGTCGGCAAGCTCCATATCTTTCTTTAAATCTGGATTTATTAATTCGTCATCGTAATTTGGTATATTTTGATATAATATAATTTTTCTAAGATAATCAAATTCCTTGTCATTTATTTCAACTTCATTTATTAAAATGCCGCTTTTATTATGTTCATCAGTATAATATCTTATACTTATTTCTTCTAATCGAAGCACTAACATAAAACAAAGCGCTAATAAATCAAGTGTAATAGACTGGGCGGTTTCTTCTTTTTCTTTTCGTATATTCGTTATAATGAATTTCAGATAAGACATTTTAATAACTTCTTTATCTGGAATATATTCTTTTTGAATACGAAGAACAGAAGAAGACTGTAAAAATCTGTTTATCTTTTTTATACTGACTGGATATAATAACAGCCCCTTATATTCTATGGGTTCGTCAAATGTCAATTCTTCATCATATTTTTCAAATATTTCTTCTTTTATTGACATTCTTCAAGATTCCCCATCTTAGTAGACATAGTAATCGTGTACCCATAAAAGTTTCTGTTATTATATCTATTCATTTTAACAAGGTCATAAAAAGAGCCATTTCTATCAAAGAAAAGTTTCCCTATTCCACCAACTTCAACGCCATTAAGTGTTTTCAACACTTGCCAAACGATAGACTCAACTCTATTCTGATAATCATTAAGTTCTATCATTTTAACATGACAAAGTACCTCAATATTAATGTCAACAGTACCATATACAAGTGTATCTGGCGTAATACTTTCAAGATAAACTCTTAATTGTGCCTGTTGACTTGTAGTAATATCGTCAAGATATGGTGTTCTAAAAACACGGTAGTCGTCCATATCGCCGCCACTGTTGCCAGGATATATCAACGCCGCTTTTTCTTCTCTTTTAAGATTCGGTTTTTCTAAAGCATCTTGCGTATCGTATTTAAGAAGTTTCCAAATATCTTCATTGTTTAACATTAAGTATTGTATTACATATAGTGTTAGATTTTGAAGACCATCATACTTATTATAAATATTTCCATTACAACAGTCCATACAACACCACCTTAATACAACCCTCTAAGTGTGACATACATAGTTCTTTCAACGCCATTTTCACAAACGCATCTAATTTCAAGCGGCTTTTTCAAATACGCATTTACATTAGTAACACTAAAAGAATTATCGTTTATCACATTAAAGACATAATATTCTTCCGGTATTCCAGAAGCCGTAAATGTAAATTTAAGATTGGTCTTGTGTTCGCCGTTATAAAGATAAACTTCAACGTTTTTACTTATTCCCGCAATCAAGCTGTCAATTTCAGGAACAAATACGACCATTTGCCTATTGTCATTATCCATATTTGTAGCATTTGGATTTTCTGTGTCAGCGCTCGCCAACTTTTCATTGTTTATATCAGCAGAAGAATCAATATCAATAGAACATACAATTTCAATTAATGGGTTACTATTTTCGTCATATGTTTTTTCTCTAAGGAAATCATTAATAGCCCTTACTTTATAAATCATAGAACCAATATAAAGTCTATCATTCATAAGAAGTTTCTTAGAATTTTGATTGTTCTGCATAGTAAGTGTAATAGTGCCTTGCGGCAAAGCAGTAACATCACTAAAATAAGCATTGGCATATTTTAATGCATAACCAACAATACAAGGTTCCTCAATTACACAACCAGACTTATCGACCCACTTAGCAACATTGTTACAGCGTCTAATAATACAAGACTTAGTAATGTCTTTGTCATTATTAGTATTTGTTACAATCCAAATGTTATCGCTGAATTTATAGCGCCAACCCATTTCCATTGGGTCATTTAAATCCTTGCTAATAACACGCCTAAAGTCATCGCCGAGGTTCATACCGGTCTTTGGGTCTATTGCACTTGCCAATCTGCAAACATAGTCGGAAAACTCAAGTGTTCCAAACTTATATTCAACGCCAATTTTATATACATTTGGCGCCATTTCAAATTCTTCTTCTATCTTAGCGGCCAAATCATATTCGTATTGTTTTCTTGCTTGATTATAATCCTTTGGAACCAAACGCATCGTGGTATTTATAGAATCCAAATATTTGTTAGTCATCTCCAAATACCACCTCCCAGTTAGACAAGATTCTATCAATTATATCAATACTATCAAGAACCGTAGACTTAACTTTTCGGTGCGTAATTTCTTCGTCTTTCAACAAGGCGTTTAACTTTCTGTGTATTCTTCCCATTCCTTCATAATAAGTGTCGCCACCAATTTCATAAGAAAGCGTATTTACACGACTAATAAAAATTTCCTGTGTTTCTGTTTCAAAAGAAATTAAAAGGAAATAAACTCTATTAATCAATTCGATATAATATTTCTTATTCTTCATCTATACACCTTCTTAATGGCCGCATCCCAAGCATATTTACTCATATGTTTAGTAACCGTTTCTCTATTAACAACAAACCAATTTACTTTTGAGTTTGTCGTTGTGGCATTAGAAGGAAGTTTAAAATCTGTATCGCCAAGTAATCTATCAATGTCAAGTCTGTTGTTATTAACATACTCAGACCAGCAAACCATTACCCATTCAGACAAAATATATTTTTCCTTGTCGAATAAATCAATGTCAAATTTACCAACATAATACCACGCAATTACGACCTTGGCGTCATAATCAGGTGGTTGCGGAAAGGTTACTGTGCCAGTCTTCGGGTCATAATCGCATTGATAATATTCGTCTCCAGATTCAAAACAATATACAACATTTTCGTCCTTGTCTATATCCGGCAACTCACTAAACACAAACTTGTCTGTGTTTCCGTCGCCGGTAAAAATATCAGAATGATATATAGGTTCGTCCCTCTTGGAAAGACGCTCTGCGACTGCCAAAGGATTAGTAAACAATGAAATAGCGTTTACAAAAAAGTTATACATTATCTTGCAAAACATAACTGGATTTTGTGCTAAAGTTGCTTTAAGTTGTGGGTCTTTTAGTTCGGCAATCGCCATATTATAAATTTCCAAGAAGGTTGTACCCATAGTCATTCCTCCTTAGTCGTCATTATTAATTTCCTTGATGTAGTCTTTAAGCAAGCCATCAGTAGCCTTATTTAGAACACGAAGTTTGTCAATATTCTTGTATTTTGTTTCGCCTCGCTCAATCTTTGTCATAAAGTTTCTGGCAAGCTGAACTTTGTCGCATTGAGCAATATTATTTACAAGAGTCTTAAATTCATCAAGAGGCATATCAGCCAATCTATTATAAACAGTCAGTGTATCGCATCTACGGGGAGGAATAGCAAACTCGTTTTTAAACTCATCACAATCTTCACCCAAAGCAAGAATACCACGAGTAAACCAATCAGAATACTTAGTAACAATATTCTGAACATCTGCAAAACGGAATAGCTTTCTTTCGCCAAAACGGTTGAAATAATACTCATTTCCATTAATATTAATGTTTGTGGGAAGCCCTTCCGCACAATCAATAAGGTGAATAATGGAACAAGGTCTATCCATCTTAGATGTAAGCTCAATAGTCTTCGGTACACTCTGTGCTTCTGTCAAAGTTTTAATCTGTTCCTGAAGAAGACGAATTGTCTCCATAAGGTCTTCATTCTGTTTCTTTAGGGCATCATTGTCATTAGTAGTCTTCTTAACTTCAGTAGTGGCATCTTCGGCCTTAGTCATTTTAGTTGCCATAAATAAACTCCTTTAAAATCCTTTTCTAAAAAGAAAGGGAGGGGATTTCTCCCCTCCCACATCAAATCCTAATTACAGGGTTACACCAGTGATAGCGCCGAACTTGGAAGCGGTCATGAAGCCAATACCAATACGCATGGTAACATTCATGCCCATCTCCTTATCGGGAGCTTCAGTAGGAACAATGTCGGTAGTGACGGCCTGACCCTCGAAGACAATCTTGGCGGGCTTATAGCCACCATCAGCCATCATATAAACGGTGTCGTTAGGAACACCAAGCAGAGCAGTGGTATTTACGGTGTTGGGCAGCATAATCTGGGGAATACGAACCAGTTCAGTACCCATATAGTCGGTCAAATGACCAACCTTGCTCCACTCCTCGCCAATGCCCATCTGCATATTGGCCTGAGCGCCAGTAGGAATGATAGCGGACAGAGCGGCCAGAGCACCATAAGCACGAATGTTGGCCCCGCCGTTGGCAGCACGCAGAGTATCGGCCATCTTCGCAAACTTAGCAGTGGTAAAACCATTGGTGAAGTAAGGAGAAGAAGCAGCAATACCAGACTGAATGTTAGTGCTAAAAGCATTAATAATCATCAAGGTAATGTAGTTGTTGTAAGAAACACCAACACGATAGACCCACTCACCAAAGTCAAACAGACCGGCAGCAACCTGATACCAGTCAATAGCAAACTTAATGTTGAAGGGTTCGGGGTTGACAGTTACTTCTTTGTTGTACAGACGCTGTACAGTACCTTCCTTGATACCCTCAGCCTGACGGGTTACATAGAAAGTATCATTGCTATGCACGATGAAACGAGCGGTGTCGCCCCAAGCAATGTTGCTAACATCAGCAAAGCCATTAAACTCGGCAGAAACCATAGCGGGCAGAATGGGAGTCATAACCTGAGCAACAACAGCCGCAAAGTTCTCACGGAAAGCGGTGTTCTTGTTAATCTGAGGATTACGAACCATGCCAATCTCAAAATTCTCGGTGCTAAAACCAGCGCGGTCCATAGAGAACTTAACCAGCTTCTCAACAAACTTCTCGTTGGTGGCCTTATAATCATCAACGCCATTGTCAGAAACCATAGCAAAAATGTCCTTCTGACCCTTAGTGTTGGCGGTATCAGCGATAAACTTCTTAACTACATTAACACCAGACTCAAACAGAATACGCTGCTTCTCGTCCATGGCAGTATAACGGGGGTTTGCTTTATCAATAGAGAAAAACTTACGAGCAATATTCATAAAATGTTACCTCACTTTCTAAATTATGTTGTCAATCACGCTACGTGGAAGGTGATTACATAGGCGGTAACATCGGCGTCAACGCCCTCGGTCACGGTGACCTTGCCATCAATGGTGAAATAGTTGCCGTCGCCCTTAGTAGAAGCAGGGGTCAGGGTAAACGCATCAGCGGTAGCAGTAGCATACTTGTTGGTCTCAACGGCAGAAGCAAAGGCGCCATCAGCAACAAGCATGACGTCCTCGTCCTTCAGAATACGAGCACGAACAGGGGTACCAGCCTCGGCAATCAGGTCAACAGTACGAACACCAATACGATAAACATTGGTAGCATTGGCAACAACAGGAACCAGGGGCAGGTCAATAACACACAGGCCCTTGCCGTTAGCATCGGCAGCGGGGGTGGCGATACGAACATTGTAATCAGCAACGTTCATGGTTTCGCCAGAAGCCTTGGTATAAGCAGCAGAATAAACGGGGTCAGTAGCGTAGCCGCCCAGAACTACAAAATAACCATCACGAACAACAACATCGGCTTCGTTCTGCTGCACAATAACAGTGCGCAGGTCAGCATCGTTAAACTGAGAGCTCATCTTCATGGGCTGGAAAAGATAATTAGCCATTATAAAATTCCTCCTAATTACTTAAATCTTGTCAAGGTCATCTACGACCTCGTTTTTCTTAGCAGAAGCAGTTCTTGCGGAATAAGCAACCTTAGCAGGAACTTTCTTCTTGGCAGTATATTTACGATAGGAAAGCTCACGAACAAACGCCTCTACGTCAGCGAATTCGCCAGCATCTCTAAGGGCACAAAGTTCTTCCTTGTCTTTCTCGTCAAGGTCTTCGTCCTCGTCAGCAAGGATAGCGTCGGTATCTTCCTTCATCTTAAGAACACGGGCTTCTTCCTTTTCGGCAGCAAGAACATTATACTTAGCTTCAAGGTCAGCATACTGACATTTCAGAGCTTCGTATTCTTCTTTAGAAACAAACTCCTCTTTGTCCTCTTCCTCGTCTTCTTTATCCTCTTCGTCGTCAGGTTCGTCTTCCTCTTCGTCCTCTTTTTCTTCCTCTTCTACGAATTCCTCGTGCTCGTCATCGGGCTTCATCTCAATTTCTTCACCCTCGGCAGACATTTCTTCTTTGTCTTCCTTTTCTTCAAAGCACTCACAATTATCGTCTTCGGCAAGTTTAACAGAACGCTCGGTAAGCTCATCCCAATCGAACTCTTCGCAACCTTCGCAATCCTTCATCTCGGCCTTTTCTTTCTCAATTTCAAAGACAGACATTTCCTTCTTGTCCTCGTCAGCTTCTTCGGCCTCCTTAACAAAAAGATATTTACCGTCCATAGAACCGATATAGATTAGATTAGCGGAGTCACGAGCAAACTCAATAAATTTGTTCATTGAATCCCTCTTTTCTGTTTCAATAAGACCGAGTTTCTTTCTAATGCGTTTGGCTTTATTTGCAATACTTTCGTCATACTTTTCTCCGTACTGTTGTGCGGAAAGTAAGCCGCCAGCATTATAAACCATAGTCCCATTTTTATATTGCATAACTGGATACTTCAAGTGTGAAGACGAAGAGTCTTCCCAGCCGTCCTCTACAAGAAGATATACAGATTTTACAAGTGTTTTATAGTTTTTGGCTTTTAAAACCTTGTTTCTTAACACTGTTTTATCAACATCGCCCCAGTTATCATCAGATACAGATTCTTTGCTTTTATCTACTTCAATAGGGTCTTCAGTACCCCATTCAGATTTCGCAAGGAATTCTTCTTTTTCTATGATATTTTCTGGTATTTCAATATTGTATTTCTTTAAAACATTAGTTTTGTTATAAGCAAACGACATTTGTTGCCTAAACTTAACAAACTCTTCAGACTTAGTATAGCCAGCAAGCTCAAGCCTTGCCCCCTCAATGCCTTCTTCAATTTCTTTCATGGTGCTGGGGTCTGTCCCAAGAATAGTAATTCCTAAGAAAACAAAAGACTTGACCTTCTCAACTTCGCCATCCATATAAGAATCAAGGAATTGTACTTCAACAGAAACCTTTTTGTTCCCCTTCTTCTTTAACAGATTGCCAAGCTGGTGATTGTATTCATACCAAAGCAGGGCGCCTTTAATATGAATCCATTTCTTGCCATCACGCTCTTGAACGGTGATTTCAGCACCTTCTGGGATAAGTCCAACTGGATGTTCTGCGCCATCATACTGGTAATCCCAGAAAAGCTGACCGTCTTCGTCAAAATTTACGCTACTATTATGTTCTTCTGTATCGCCAATAGCAGTATTGTAATAAGCAAGAACTGGCTTGTTATAAAAAGACTGAATAGCAGTATCAAAACTTTCTTCAAGGAATTCAGACATATTCCTATTTACACCAGTAGAAATAGCCCAAATATCCATAGATAAAAATTGCTTATCAGAAAGTTCTTTAACATCATAATCGTTTACTTCTAAAGCAAAAGTCTTTTTCATATTCGCTCCTTTCATAAACGATTATTCATCAAATTTAATAAAACGATGAATTCTTGCATCCATATCCATAAGTCTATGTGGCTCAAATCCATTCATTTCAATATAGTCATTAATATTGATGACCATAGCGGTATACGGAACTAAATCCCTAAGAAAACCGTCCATAACCACCTTAGTAGTATAGTCGCCGCTATTTATACTAAGAATAATTACATCTTTGACAGCTTCCTCAAGGTCTGCCATATATTCCAATAAGTCCTCAAACATTACCTTTATATTTTGATAGTCAGTTGCTTCGGCAGGAACATTTGGTCTTGGCAAATATTCATTTCTTTCAGCGGCATAATCACCAATAGCATCTGCCAAAACAGGGAATTTATGCGCCAAATTATAATGAATAAGGTGGGACAAGTTGGGCATAACAAACTTAACATCAAGTTGACCAACCATATTGTCACACTTGGCGTTGCCTATGAACAAAAGCCCATAAATGCCAGTCAAAGCCTTTTTAACCTCATCCGAAATAAACTTTCTGCCCATTAGCCCTCACCTCCATTCTTATATTTCAACTCATATTCCTCTTTTGTAATGCTAAAGCCTTTTCTACACAAAGAACAAATTCCAATAACTTTTTGAGGGTGAACACCAAACCATCTTGTGGTGTCCCACAAAATAGAACTTTTACCATTTGGCAGCTTATGTTTGCAATTCTCTTCCATAAGCATCACCTCTCAATATTCGTACCGCTTTCATAAGAAGCGGCGGTAGAATCATTTTCTATTTGTTCTTCTTTTATCTGCTTTCGTCCAGCTTCACCATCTACTTTAGCAACCGTTGCTTGGTTATCGCCACTGCTGCTTGTATTAGATGTAAAAGAAGTCTGAATAATCTTGAATTTATCATAAATGCCAGAGGAATCTACCCAGTCAGCATTATTAACAGCGTCCATAAGGGAAAGACCATTCATGGCAAGATACTCTGGGAACAATTCACACTGTCCCATACTAAGACTTTTTTCAATAGCGGAAATTCTCTCTTTTTCGCTAAAAGAATCACCAAAAATCTTAAAGTTCCAATGATATTTCAAGTCATCTTCATCATACATATCCCTAAGAAGAATATCCACAGCCCAAGCAAATTGCTCATACAGTCTATCAATATATCTTGTTTCAATAATCTTACCGGCATTAACCTGAGCAACAGAGGGTTTTTCAGTAGTAGTAATCAATGTGGAAGCGCCGGAAGTGTTAATTACTTGCTGTAAAGCTGTGTTATAAATTCCATTCGCATTAGGAATTTCTTGGAAGTGATGAAGTTCATTGTTTTTGCTTGGCACCATTACATAAGAAGTGCCAGGTGGCATAAGGTTATTAGCCTTAGCCTCAAACATATTTACAGATTCTGGCGACAAAGCATAGTCGTCCAAATAAGCACCAGATTTATTCTTGTCATTTAACGGAATTTCGCCCGTCAACATAGAATAAAGCGGCACAGACAGCAACTGCTGTTGAAGCAACGAATAAGATGCAAGGTCTTGCGCTTGAAGCAGCAAAGAAACAAATGGCGAAACCTGCAAGTCATCTGCTTCTGTAAAGCAGAAAACAAAACAAGTGTTGGCAGGTAGTTCCTTCCAATAATACCATTGCAAGGTTTTGCTATTATATTCGACCACAACATCTTCTGGCGTTAAGTCTTGATTAATAATTCTTCTCCCAGAAGGCGTCTGTTCCGTTGCATTCATTAATTCTTTATAGTATTCAGCAAAAATAGGTGGAAACTGCCCTAAATCAGTGCCAGCCTGCCAGAAATAAGCGAAGTTAAAAGCAACAACCTCATAACTGTCAGTAGAGTGTTTAATGATTTTATACCAATCACTCGGCAATTGTTCAAAATAAACATAGTCTACGTTCGGTTCAGTTGTCCTACTTCCCTTATCATAAGACTGTCTAACATAATAAGCTTTCTTTCCTTCCGGAATTACCTGCGCAGTAATACGCCTGAACTGTTTTTCAGGGTTAAGCTTTTTGTGCCACTTATCAATAAACTCCCACTCACGCTTAAACCTATCTTTAGACATATCTTCTTTTGAAACATAAGATGGCTTAATGTAGCTTCTATATTTCAAAATTCCCTCATACAGATATTGAAGCCTATACAAAGGGTATGTCATATCTAAAGCGCTATGCGTCGCCTGTCTAAGAGTTTGTTCATTATGGTCAATGTCTAAAAGAGCGTTTTCAATTTGCTCCCTTTCCATAAATTGCGCAGTAGACTTTAATTGCTTAATTCTTTGGTTAAGCAAATATGGGTCATCAACAAACACAGAACCAGTACTCATTAAAAAACTGCCAAGTGTACCATTGGACAACATAGAAGAATACGGTCCAGTAGAAAAGAAACTTTTCCATCTTTTATTTTGTTCGTCAATATGGAGCATTTCTCCATGATTAACAGGAGGGGTCTGTTCCTGCTTCTTCATTTCTTTCGTCAGTGCAAACACCTCCAAACTTCTTAGATTCTAAAGCATCCATATATTTAGAAAATTCCCTTAATCTTGTTTGGCACTCTTCTGTCTTTTCATATTCTTCAAGTTCATGTTTAATTAACTTGTCTTTTAGCCAAGCAGTAACCATAGCGGAATCTTCCATTTTGTAATTTTCTTCAGTTATTACACTAACGCCACCATCTTTAAAGAATTTTTTGGCTTTTCTTTCATTAAGTGTGTCAATGTAAATATTTTTATTACAAATAATAAAGTCGCCCAAGCCTTCTAAGAAGTCAAACATTTCTGAAATCTTACCCTTGTTTACATTAACTTTCAGAAGCATATTTATCTCCTACCAAAGCCTGAACCAGTCAGCTTTTGTAAATTATTATTGAACGGCGTTATAGAACGAGCAGACCTATGTGCTGCTCCATTACCAGCATAAGCACTAATGTCTGAACCACGATTCTTATAGCTAAGTTCATCTTCAAGCATTGCTATAAAGTAAATACCATACAACATACTAATGATTCTATCCTTACGACCAGCACCTTCATTGAATTGCCATCTGCCATTTTTATTTCTAATCATTTGTGTTTTAATAGCTTCGTCTACAAGCTTATTGGTATTTAAGAATGGAGCTATCATATAATTAGCTAATGCTCTATCAGAAGAATCATTACTTGTTTTCATTTCCATGTAATGGTATTTTTTGTTCATATATTCAAGAACACTATCTTCGTCCATAAGAAGAAGCAAATGTCCTCTTTCCAATTCTATCTGCGTTCTAACAACCATGTTGTACTGCATGGAAGAAGCACTACCACCAGCAACTTGCATACAGAAAAGAACTGGCAAGGCGTTTGGGTCAGCCACACGCATATCAAATTTTTCAGTTTGGTTTGTTGTCCGCCAACCAGGATACCACACATTACGCATAATGTCATGCGTCTTCTGTCCGCATAGATTGGCCGCATTAATACCTAAAGCACCACCAGCATCTATTACAGCATAATCGCATTGTAGGTCATAAAATATTCGTTTAAGTCTAACTATCTGGTCGTCAAGATTCATGCCGTTAATAGCTTCAACATAGGAAACTTCCTTCATGTAGTAGTCGTCTATTTCCATAAGCCTAAATACAGTCAAAACTGTATTATCGTTTATGCTACCAGCAGAAACAGCAATATCCATACTAACAACACGAATTTCATTAGGCTCTTTCTTTTGGTAAAATCTTGATTTAGTTAAATCACCATTGTATTTAATAAATTCGTCATCTGTTATTGGGATTAATGGAGCTATGATACGTCTGGCTCGCTTCAAATGTTCATACTTAAACATTGAGTGCTCAGACTCACCATAAGGAACGACCTCCATTTCCATGCGGAAGGTTCGCGGGTCAGTGCCCTCTTCTTTAAGCTGTTTATCAATAAAGTCAGCAGTAATAATATTCGACTCTACGCCAAACTGATATGGCAAAGACACTATTGAATAGTTGGTGTCACCAGAAGCAATAAAGTTTGCATACTTTTCAAAATCTTTATATGACCACTCATCTTTATAACCAATAGAGGTCAAAGAAATCATTATATTTGGCTCTTCGTCAATATAATGCTTGTACTTAGGATTTTTAGCAAATGGCGGGTTTCGTCTGCCAGTCAAGAAAGGTGTCAAATTCGTGTTTACATCTTCCTTATCCATAAGACGACTTTCATCTAAGATAAGAATTTGTGAACGTTTGCCTTTACCACCAGGACCACATACGACAGTTTCTATAATAGAACCATTGGCGAACTGAACATCGGCACTGTCTTTAACGATATGAATACCATCAAGACCGCCTTTGAGTTCGGTTTCCAGCATTGGGCAGTTCATAGCCAAATCCCTAATCTTTTCAGCAAGGATTTTGCCCTGTCTTACATTAGCAGAAGATACTACGATTTTAATTCCTGGATAAAGAATTGCTTTAGCAACACAGTAGACACTACAAAGCCACGACTTCAATTATGTTATCGTACAGTTTTTTATCTGTACTTCTTACGATTAAGCTCCCTCGTAAGTTCAGGGTAGATTTCCGCACTAAAATATGGTGTGCGACGAACACTCTTGGTGGTATTATATTCTGTTAAACAGTTTCAACCACTACCCGTTACGGTGGCAATTATCTTTTAGAATAATTACTTACCTCGGTATTCCCTTTTTAAGCTGGGGTTCACCGATTTTGCTCGTTTACGAACTAAGCTATCCATATTTCACTTAATTTAGGCATTTCTACCAAGTCCACGGCTTGCAAAGAATACAAATGTGCCAATTTTCTTTTCACCAGTAAAATCCATTAGATAAACAAGTATCTTTTGGAAAAGAAACAAGTTTATCCCCAAGTATTCTGTTATAAATCTATGAATATTTTGTCTATAATAAGAAATCCAATCGTTAAAATTGTCCCAAAACTGTTCTGAATATTTGTTATTACTATTAGCCATCGGAATCATCATAAGAAGAAGTAGATAAAATATCAGAACTGTATTCCTTATAAATCTTTTCAAAAGCCTTGGAATACTGATTGTCCCTACCAAGAGTTCTTGCTAAAGCACCAGCCATAGCAACCTTTATCTTGTTAATACCGTCCACATCTTCAAATCTTGGGTCACGATTTATAATCGGTTTCGTTCTTTCAACTTCTTTAATAAAGTCACCTAAAGAAGCAAAACCGGTACCAGTTGAATTTTTTGCTTGTTGTTTTGGGGTAAGTTCAAGTTGTTTCATTGTGTCCATAAATGTTTTCCACTGTTTAGACACATCTTCACCTTGTTCTCTTTTCTTAACGATTGAAAACTCATCACACACAAGTTGTATAATCAGCTTTTGTTTATTAAGCTCGGAAATATCATAATGTTCGTCCCACTCCATGTACTTTTTGCCAAGCCAGCGCAGGTCATCGTCATTATAATTTCCAAACTTATCTCTAAACTCTTTAAGTTGTCGTCTTGTAATTACAGTTGTTTCATCTTCAGGTTCTGTTGCATAAGCTATTTCTTCGTCTTCGGAATATACACGACCATCTTCTTCCATTTTAGGGACACCCTTAAACGGGACACCGCAGAAATTGGAGTTCTCAAAACACAAGTCTGTTTTGATGCCCTGTATCATAATGGACTTTAGGTTAGTTTTTTTAATAAACATTCCAAGGAAAGTTTTATTTTTCAACATAACGCTAACATCTTCCGAATTTTTAGATTTTTCAGCCCACTCAATAAGCGATGGAAACACTAAAAGGTCAAGTTTACAGCAAGTAACAATTAACGCCTCTTTAATATTTCCTGCTACATTGTAATGGTCATAAAAAATATCGTTACAACAATCTTTACAAAAGGCGGTATAACCATCTTTATAATATTTGCTTTTCGTAGAGAAGAAATTATTTTTACGCATTGTTCTGCCGCAGCAGAGACAAGTTTTCTTTTTATCAGAACCTTCGGAAGTTTCAACATCTTCGTCTTGAATAATAATATCCTTGTTGTCTTCCATAATAATCCCTTAATTCCAAAAAAAAGTTCCCCGTCAGAACTAACTGGCGGGGATATATCATTTATTACACGAAAGAATAGATAATTTGTGAAATTCCGTGTTCAGAATCAATTACAAATGCTTGATTCTTGCGTACACTACCATAACCTTTTTCATAAGCCCATCTGGACTTCTTGGAAATAGTAGGCAACCTACGAACATCGGTGCCGCCGACATCCTTACATTCCTCATGATGAAGATGAGCAAGGAAATATACGGTGCGGTCGGTGTCCATCATCATATAACGAGCGTCTTCTTGTACGATATTATTTACCTTATCAACCTTAATATCGTGGGCAAAGCCAAGAAGCGTTCTTCCAAATACCTTGTACTTTCTTTCAATGGCTTCCGCGTCTACATCAACATTCTCGTCGTTGCGATATACGGCCCTAAGTGTATTGGCAATGCCATAACTTACAACTCTATCGTGGTTAGACGGAATATGAACAACTTCGACCTTAGTAATCTTCTTCAGTTGTTCTATAATGTCAATCAGAATATCGGTAACTTCAACAATAGCATCTTCAATTTCACAGTCATTATCCTGCTGTGTACCGGCAGTAGTCGTTCCAGACTTTGTATCAAAGTTAAGTAAGTCGTTACCAATAGTCAAAATAATCTTTTCAAACTTTCTTCCTTTAACCTGCTCAAGAACATCGTCAATTACACTAAAAAGACATTTTCTGGCGATGTTGGTATTATAAGGGTCGCCAGTAGCAGACTTGCTTGCCCACATAGCATAATGAAGGTCTACAATAGGAAGCACTAAAGCATAACCATTGTCTACATGGTCATTATTCTTATACTGACTAATCTTCTTAGTCTTACCAACGCCATCAAAAATCTTTTTAAATAACTTGTCGTTCCAGACAATTTCATTTCGTGGTGCTACACTAATCTTAGAACTATACATATTGATTACATGACCGTTCTTAGTCTTAGTGTTCCACTGGGAATTTTTTGCATTTACAAGCTTAAATTGTCTTGGGTCAAAACCATGCTTCTCAAGAAGCAGCTCCGGTGTAATTTCTACATCCTGTTCCACTTCAATGTCACACTGACTGGTTCTTGTATCGTCAGCATTAAAGGTAAGAACCTTATTATTGGGTCTAATATATTCAGGCTTGTCAGTTACTTCTTCAGTAGCGACAGCCGGAATGTGAATTGTGTTAAAGTTGTCGTCAAGATTATGAAGTCTTCTATATCTACGGCAAACACCACGAATAGATTCACCCGTCATATTACAATCATACTCTTGATTTACAATTTTAGCAACTTCGCTATAAAAGCTTTGCTTCCCAGATTGTTTCATCTGCGTACAAAGCTGGATAATTCTATTTCTTAAATCCATAATCCTTTAAATCCTTTCGGTATTAGTCTACCATGTCGTCGGTTTCAATACCAACATTGATGGTAATGTCGCTACCGTCATAATCCTTCACCAGTTCCGCAAGCGGAAAACTGCGACCATTAACCTCTACAAATACCTTATCGTCTTCAACTCCAAGAACGCCTACGATTTTGCGTCCCTGCTTGTCAAAAACACCATACTTAACCTTCATAATCCGATAACTCCTTTTCCTTTTCCGCAATCTTAAACTTCCGCTTAAAGCCAGGAAGTAATTTGATATACGGGGAATTATAATTTTTCTTTTCAAAATAAATTTGTGTTCTTGGGTCTTTCACTGTTTTACTATCAATGGGCTTACTACCAAAATAGTAAGCCCCAAGATTACAGTCTTTACCATCTATTACACATTGTTCAATGGTGTTAAATAGTGCTTCTACGACTTCTTTAACATCAGAAACCATATAGCCAGTTTCTTTAGCCACAAGCTTAATTAAATCTTTTTTCTTTAAAACAGAATCAGCTCTTCTTGCCATTATTCTTAATCCAAATATTAAAGTTTTTATAATCGGGTTCTGCCATATAGTAATATCTGTTGTGGCTTGTAGAAAACACCTTGAACTTAGTTACAAATCCAGTTGCCTTAATCTCGTTCCATTCCTTTTTACTCAGCTTAACCAATTTAATCCTTCAAATCCTTTACTATAAATTTTGTTGTTTTGCATATAAAATGACAATATGCTTTTACAATTTTTGTTTACAATGATAACGTACCATACATTATGGTATTTCATAATTAGTTCGCAAAAATTTCTTCGTACAATTTGTCGATATTATTATCCTCAAGAATATAGTCCCCGGTATTTCTAATTGGAACAATAATTTTGTACTTATTCATTTTTGTTTTTACATCTTTATTCCAGAAATTATGCTTAGATGCACCGCCATCAACTTTTGACATATAACCATAATCAATTAGTTCTTTAAAGTGTCGTCTGCCAATATTAGCTGGGTCAATCTTTACCCAATCGGCAAAAGAAACCTGTGAAATTCTAAACTCACCTTTTGAATTAGCAAAGGTTTTGGCGTAGCACAAGATAGCCAAGGCAACCTTTCTTGTCTTTTTATTATCGAACCTGCGCTTAATTTCGTTTATGTCTTCTTCGGAAACCCTAACAATAACATTTTCAGTCAAACGCCTTTCATCGCCAAACGCATTATCTATACAAGCATTAAGATACAGGGGCAAATAAACGCCATATTTATTTGCCCATTCAAAAATATTAGTTCTAACTTGAAGCTTATCTTCTACCCCTTGTTCCTTATACCACTTAGCTAAAAGAAAACAGGTTCTATAAAGACAATTTGAATTAATATTCTTACCATCAAGATACTGTTGAACAAGAATAGTTTCGTTAATCAAGCAATGACCTCCATCATTGTATATTTTTTGCCAAGATATTCATATTCACCATCGTTATCCCGTTCCGGCAAACTAAACTTTTGTTGTTTTATGTTAGATAGGATGCCTTCTGAAGCAACTTTCCACATAAACTTCTTATTTTTGTTCGGATATCTTTCATAACAAAGGCTTACTGCTATATTTGCCAACATTCGTTTGTCTGGGCAAATGGATTGACATTCTTCTTTGTATAGGTCGTAATAATATTTCCAGTTGACCTCAAAGTTTTTTACAGTATCCTTATCCAAGTCATCATACCATGTTTCAAAGAAGTCTTTATACTTTTCAAAGTTTCTACATTTAGATGCAAAAGAAGATAAGTCCGACATCTGTTTGTCAAATCTAATAAAGACTTGTTCAATTTTGTTATACATTTCTTCGTCTACCTGAACAAATGGTGACATCATAATATGATAGTCAAAATTTTTATAAGTCTTCTTAAATCTAATTTCTGCTTTCTGCCAAGTTTCAATATCCTTGGCAAGTCTATTCATATTACTTTTAGCAACAGAAAACTTTTTCATCTTAGCATAGTAATTGCTACGATACTTCATAAAGTATGGAACTGGTTTGGCATACTTTGCTATATATCGTGGGATATTATACATTACACCTGTTTTAGCATAATCTATATTCTTGCCGTTAATTACAGAAAGCATATCAATATATTCTTCGTACTTCTGTTTCTGGTCGGGATTATTTGTAACTTTATTGTGATAGGTTGTTGCACAATTTGAAGTTTCGCCTATCAAGGAGTTTAATGTTTTAAGAACTATGCTAATAATGTTTTCACGATTGACCTCTTGCGACATCGCAGTTATCTTGTCCTCAATGTCTATAACCACAGGGCAGTGTCTGTCTACGCCATTAATCATAGTGTCATTCTCTACAACCAGAACGAGGTCACCGTCAAAATCCGCCCCATTGAGCCTTTGTGGTGTGATACTACGAATGTTAATCATACAGACATTAGACAAATGCGAACACCATCTATCAATCTTTTTATTTACCACTGCATCCAACACAGTATGTTCGCTTCTACAAATATGCGGGTTTCTTTCAATCAAATATTCTCCAAGGTAGTCACCATCAGCGTCGTTAGTGTAGAATTCATGTTCGCCTAAACAGCCAATAACATCAAGACCGCCAATGTGTTCCGCTAAAGCAATAAGGTCAGGTGAAAGAATTTTGAAACACGCTTTTAGCCAAAGCTTGCCGCATTTCATTTCGTCAATATACTTTTTCAAAAGATTGACGATATATTCCCTAACAGATTTTTCTTTTATCATTTCAGGGTTTTTAAGAATAGAAGCCACATAGTCATTCATGGGTTTATGTTCGCTATATGTCAACCCTAAAAAACAATAAGTGTACAATGGGTCACCATTAACAATTCTTGTCACCCAATCAATGCTGTCTTGTGCCAAAGAAGCAAAATCATCATATGGCAAGTCAAGGTCTTGCAGTATCTGATAATTTCCACGGGTATATACAGGTTCTTCTTCTTTGCTGAAGTTCCATTTGGCAATTCCGATACAGTGATTATATTTGTGAAACTGTTCCCAATAAAACTCCCAGTCACGATAGTCTTTGTACTTTTTGAAATATTTCATTCCCTTGTACATAGATTCTGTGAATATAATCATTTCATCTTCTACGCTATGTTCAACGCCCCACACATCTTTAATTGTTTTTACATCCCTAATCTTAAAGAATGTTGTATAGTCAAATTCGTGTGTAACGCCCTTACAATATGGCAATCTAAGTTGTAGTGTTGTTGGGTCTGACTTGGCCCCAAGAAGTTCTTTAACTTGCTTTGTAATATTTGGGTGATGAATACCGCAACCATCAAAAGTATTAATTTCAATATCCTTGTTTCCTGTACGAATACCCTTCTGTTTCCATTGTTTGTTTTCGCCAGTATCTCTATCGACATATTCTATAATGTCATCTACGACATACTTAATATTCTGGTCTTTAATTGTAGTGTAATAATCTGGAACTACGATGATTTTAGGAAACCACCCTTCTAAGCAATGGCAGGAGCTGAACATCAGCCCCCTATATGCCATATACTTAGAAAGAACAGTTTCGTTTAACTTAACACCAAGACTAATAATTTCGTCCAACTTGTCATAAATGTCGTCCCTAAGAAAAGAAAGGATGCCCTGCCTTGTCATGCTGGCAGACCGTTCAGACATTGTAAAATGATGTTCGTTAATTGTAATGCCATTACGCATCATATTAACAAAGTCATCTAACTTAGATTGTGCGCCGCCACAGTCTACAAAGAATACATATCCTTCTACACTGTCAGAATTGTTTATCAACCTTATTTGCCTAAACAACATATTGTCTTGTTGTTTAATTTCATAAAACTTTAAATCACCATCAATATTCATTCCTTTTCTAACAAGGTCAAGGAACTGAAACTTATGAACAGTATAAAGCTTTGGTGCGAACAAATGTCAAACCACCTTATTGTTTATTTTTTCTTGCTACCACTTCAAAAACTTCAACCGCATTACTTTCTACTGTATTAGTCCCTAAAAGAATACGGTCTACTTCATCTTCAATGTCATTGAAACAATCCGTGTCAGAACGACTACGCAAAGCAACTTCCACAATGTCGTCCCCACGGTCTAAACTGCGCTTGTATCGTGTTTTGTCGTCACATACAACATAGAACACAGCCATCTTAATGCCAAGCTTACGAAGCTTTCTAAGCCCAGCAGGATTAACTACAACAACGCCGTCTTTCTTGTCTTCAATCTCTTTCTTACTAATGCCATAAGACCAATTACAGAATGTTGCGTGTTCTACAAGTTCATCGTTTAACTTCATTCTGTAAAATTCGTCTTCGCTAACATAATGATAGTCTACACCATCTACCTCACCTTCTCGTATAGGTCTTGTAGTATGACTAACAATCTTTTCGTATCTGAAGTTATCACTAATATACTTTTCCAAGGTTGTCTTTCCACTTGCGCTTTTACCAACTAAAACAATAAGCATTAAATTATACCCCCATTATCAACATAAAACTTTATAATGTGGTAAATTTCCTTCCAACTATTTACTACATAAACATCATCTAAATTATCAATCTTATTCCAATCGCCGTCGTGATTGTTCCTAAAAAGAATTTTAACCTTAGCGTTGCTGCTTCTTAAATAATCAATATGGTCATCAATAAATATTCCGTCCGACATATCAATCATAGACTTATCATAATTCATATCCCCAGCAGTATACTCCAACAAATGTAAGTCTTTTAAGAACGGAAGGTATCGTTCACACCAGAACTTTTTATATCCAAGATTGTTTTGATTACCATAGGTCACTAAAGAATAATTACAACGCTTTTTAAAGAAATCTAATGTCTCATAACAATCATCAAAGAACTCTAAAAGACCAAACAAACGCCAGTCCCCAAATAGTTCTTCACAATGCTCATCCGTAAGTTCAGGAAATAAATCCTTAAAATCATATTTCTTTAAATCTTCATATTTCTTGTTCGTTCCAAATTCTTGATTAAGAATGTATATCATGGCATTATTAGAGTCTACCAGTGTATTGTCAAAATCAAGATATACTTTAATCGGTTTCTTCTTACTAAATATCACAAGTTGTTCACCCCAATGTCAAATTTATAGTCTAACAAAGAAGATATGTCAAAGTCAAATCTAACTTTCTTTAATGTTTGCGGAATAAGTATCGGATTAAGACCCAATACATCTTCCCTGTTTATACTTTTCTTTTCAGTGCCCATTTTAAATCTACAAAAATCTGTTATTCTAACAAAATATGTTTCATCATATTTTCTAAAGTTAAGAATAAGACCAGCAACAGTACCAGGATAACAGTCTGCTTCTATTAAGGAACTTATCTGACTGTATTTAATATCTTTCCCTTTTTCTAATTTGTCGTTTCGACTAAAGGAAAAACTTGTACCGCCATTGCTTTTAAGCTCTAAAGCAAAGAATATGGGGTACTTGTATAGTATAAGGTCATATTCGTTTTTCATGCTGAATCGTGTATTACCCCCACCCCCTCCAAAGGAACTCGCAGGGTCTTTTACACGATGATAATACACAATATCCCCATGTTCTTTATTGTATTTCTTTATAGATTCATGTATCTCTTGTTCAAATATCTTACCAGTGTTTATGTAATCACCACACAATAATGTAATATTTTTAATCTGCGTCTTACTGCGCTACGCACAGCAATGGCAGCAAAACTTCGCTTTGTCCACAAGCTTCGTTTTGCTAATTATACCATAATTATATATATATGTCAAGGGGGTTTCTATGAATTTCATGAAATTTAACAAACTATTCATAAATATACACAAAAATGTGTAAAATATATTTAACTTTATTGTATAAATTATAGTAATTGTAAACATTTTGTTACACTACTTGACCGTACTATGCTGCGCAAAGCACAACCAAGCAGGAATTATTTTCCATATATGTAAACATTTTATGAACCTACTTGACAGATAAAATATAATATGATATACTATGGTCAGAACATAAGGAAAGGAAATGCAATGTATGGCAAGCACTAATAGTAAAAACTGTAAATTAAATAATGGCGGGTATCTTAACAATAGAACATATCGGTCGCAACGTGCTATAAACAAATCAAATAAAGCTTTTGCAAAGGCCATTGGTACACTTTTTACAGGCTTGTTTGGTTTTTTAGGTTTGATTATACTTGCAATATTTAGTGAATATTCTCAAAAGAAAGAGCAAGAAAAACAAGCCGCATTAAAAGCGGAACAGGAACTGGAAAAACTATATAAGCAGAAAGAACGTGAAAGAAAAGCTCGTGAACGTCAAGCTAAAAAGGAAGCAGAAGAAAATGAAATTTTTGATTTATGGCGTAAACATATGGTAGCTTGGTTCGAAGGAAAACGTCTTTATGTTGGTCTTCAAGAATTTAAAAATATGACAAAGAAGGAACGAAATGAATGGTGTGATTTTGTTGATGGTAAAGTCAAATATACTAAAAAGATGATTAAAGAACAGAATGGCATTGTGGCAAACGCATTGTCCGTTAAAAATGGGTGTACCACGCCTTCCGGCATACTTGTAGTATGTGAACAGGAAATTATAGGAAAGCCTAAGAAGAAAAAAAAGAAATAATGCCAGGATTGTCCCATCCTTCACTGTCATATGCTTTTGCCCCTTGTGCGTTTGACTATAAATAAAAAATGTTGCCAGACTCCACCCATCCCATTGTATTAGATTATAAGGTTAAGATAAACTGTTAATCTGCCTATTGTTTTCACAATCAGCACCTTGCATATGACTATAAGGTTATGGCAAACTTCCACATTGCCATATCTACTACCTACTGGACTATAAGATTAAGTTAATGCTATTGCCAATTTGCTACTTGCTACTTGTTATTTATCACTTGTGTGTATGACTATAAGTGCTTGACCCTTTTCGAAATTTCCAAATCCTGGTAAATTGTAAATCAGCCCCTCCGGCGACGCTGGCGGCATAGGTGGGAGCGGGGAAGCCCCGCCGATATGGGCGGGGCTGTACTCCTGTTATAATCTTTGCCTCCGTAAGTCTGCAAGTATATCATCGGTTGTCCACTGGTCAATCACGGCGGGTTCTTCCAACGGCAGTGCTCTCCATTGGTCAGCGAGTGCGGCGGGGAGGAGCAGTTTTTCGCCACTCTTCATCAGGGCATAAACTCTATTATGGACGGTCAGCCCATATACTCCGCCTCTACGCTCTGCAGAACAAAACTCATAATCCGTGTAGGTCACTTGCCCATCACCTCCGCCAGCGCCTTTACGGTATCGGCTACAGCGGCGGCGGGGTCAGCCTTTGCCGCTTGCTTTGCGGCGGTTTTGTAACCCCAGTCGCCCGGGCAGGGAACGCCCTTAATGCGCCCGTAGAGGTCGCCCAGAGCTACAGCACTATAGCGGGCTATGGTGGCTTTGGGGGCGTTGGATTTGTCACCGTCAATCGCCTCCCATGTCAAGCGATTATCGTCTTTATCGGATGCTCTGCGTGTGGTGTCTTGACTCCGTGCCTTGCCCTTGGCGGGTGTCATGGTGCGGACACGCTTTGCCCCAATGATACCGGATTTTGCGAGCAGCTCCGCCCAGTCTGTGCGGGTTAAGGTGTGCTCCGCATCCCCGCTACCGAGGATGTACGGTATCATATATTGGGCGGTCAGCATGTGGACATTGCCAGCGGTCTCCATGGCGGCAATATACTCTTCTGCGGCCTTGCGGTAGCGGTCGACTGCGGGGAGGCGGTCAAGGTCTGCGGCGGTCAATTTGGCGAGTGACTTGATGGCGCTCGGGCCGTTGGTGGTCATCTTGGCGGGGTCAGCGGCGCAGCTTGCCATAACAAGCGCCGCCTCATCTCGATTAATCTTGCCGCCCACTTTGGCGGGGAGCAGGTCAGCCCATCCACGAGCCCATTCGAGCACTTTGCCATCAAGTCCAGCCGTTCCGCGCTGAATCTTGCTGAGGGGCGTTCCGTTGTTAAGCCGCACAAACAGCATTGCGGCGTCCGTAAGGTCATTAGAAGCGGTTACGGATACGCACACGAGGCAATCATACAAGGAGTCCAGCTCGTCAAGGGCGGCGGCCAGCTCCTCCTCGTAAGCTCTCAGCGTCTGCACCTCGTTGCTGTCATCTGCTTTACCCTCAGCGGCGGCTCTTGCCTGTTCAACGGCGGCCTCAAGCGTAGCCACAAGCGCCTCTCGCCGTTCAACATTATGAGAAAGTGCGGTCAACCGCTGAAGGCCGTCTACAATAAGAAGTACATCGCCAACTTCGACAAGCGAGATGACACCAACGCTCCAGCCTCTCAAGAGGGTATCTGCGAGCAATTCCTCTTGTTCTTCCGTCCAAACGCCTGCGGGGCGTTGGATGTCGGGGGTAGCGATTTCGCCGATGCGTTGGGCGGTCAATAACTCGTCAACGGTCTTGTTTTCAATGGTAGTATTTTTGCTGATTTTGATGATGTTTTCCATGGTTTTTTCTCCTTTTTGATAATGATTATTGATTCGGGCTTTCGCCCATCGTACACCCTCTTAGGTATCGTTCCTCCACCACAATAGCGGGTCTTCTCCCGCCTTGGTTCGCTTAGCGCTTAACTTCTCCGGCGGGGGTATCTTTCCCTATAAGGGCTTATTCAATTTTCAAGGTGCGCTCCCCTGCCCACCGAGGGGGGGGGGGGGGGGGGGGGGGGGGGGGGCCCGCGGGGGGGCCCAGGGGGGCAGGGGCGGCAGCGGGAGCGGCCGGGGCGGCAGTGGGGACAATGG